ATCAAGGCCAAGATGGTAATCATCCAGAAGCCGGTGCAGGTTCAACTGTACAAGGTTCAGCACTAAGTGATACAAGTGCAAAAGAAGATAACGCAGGGAATGTAAACGTTCCAGGCGGTAAGGCTTCAAAATCAATGAAGTCGCAACCTGGCCACGGCGCTGAGAAAAAGGGCAAGCCAGAGAACGCTGCTAATAAAAAGTCAATGACTGGCAGCTAAGATAGGACTGAAGATGTTAAACTTAACTGAAACATTATCCTTCGACCAAGCTAGAATGGTCGTTGAGTCTGCTGATAACGCTTCGGGTGGAAAGGACCTTCATATGAAGGGAATTTTCATTCAAGGTGGTGTTAAAAACGCTAACCAGCGTGTTTATCCGGTAGAAGAAATTGGCAGGGCTGTCACCACGCTCAATGAGCAGATAGCTGAAGGATATTCGGTTTGTGGTGAAGTAGATCATCCAGAAGGACTTAATATTAACTTAGACCGAGTGAGTCATCTAATCACAGATATGTGGATGGACGGAGCAAACGGTTTTGGTAAATTAAAAATACTACCAACACCAATGGGAAACCTAGTTAAAACAATGCTTGAAAGCGGAGTTAAACTAGGAGTTTCATCTAGAGGTAGCGGAGAAGTTGACGGCTCAGGCAATGTCAATGGATTTGAAATAATCACCGTGGACGTTGTGGCTCAGCCCAGCGCCCCCGGTGCATATCCTACACCAATTTACGAGCATTTAATGAACGAAAGAGGCGGGTATAAGGCATTTTTAACTTCGAAAGAAGTAACAGGCGACCCAAAGGCACAAAAATATATTGCAGAGAGCTTATTAAACATAATAAGCAGGCTCCAATAAAGGAGAAATTAATGGAAGCACTTAAATCCCTATTAGAGAGCGATGCAATTTCAGAAGCAATGAAAACAGAAATTGAAGAAGCATGGAACAAAAAGATCGATGAAAATCGTCTTTCCGTTACTTCTGAACTTCGTGAAGAGTTTGCAACAAAATATGAGCACGATAAAGGTGTTATGATTGAAGCAATCGATTCTTTGATGACTGAAAAGTTAGCAGAGGAAATGAAGGAGTTTGCCGAAGACCGTAAACAACTAGCTGAACAAAAAGCTAAGTATGCGGTAGCAATGAAAGAAAATGCAAATCTTATGAGTAGATTTGTATCGGAAACATTGGTAAAAGAAGTAAACGAATTACACGAAGACCAGAAAGCAATGGCTAATAAGTTCACTGTGCTTGAAGAATTTGTTGTCGAACAACTAGCTAAAGAAATTGCAGAGTTTGATGAGGACAAAAAAGATCTTGCTGAAACAAAAGTACGTCTAGTACGTGAAGGCAAAGCTCACTTCGAAAAGGTCCGTAAAGACTTTATCGAAAGAAGTGCAAATGCAATATCTGAAACTGTTGACCGCGGCTTACGCAGCGAAATCAAACAGTTAAAAGAAGATATTGACTCAGCACGTAAAAACGATTTTGGTCGTAAAATATTTGAAGCATTTGCTAACGAATATATGGGTTCACACCTAAATGAAAGATCAGAAACTAAAAAACTACTTAAAGTTGTAGACACTAAAAATCAACAAGTTGTAGAAGCAAAAGAACTAGCACTAAAAGCTAAAGCAATTGCAGAAGCAAAAGACGCACAAGTAAAGCGTTTAGTTGAGTCTAATCAGCGTAAAGAAGTATTAAACGAACTTACTGGACCACTTAACACGGCCCAGAAAGAAATCATGGCAGATTTACTGGAATCAGTTCAAACAGCTAAACTACGTTCAGCGTTTAACAAGTATCTACCGTCAGTTATTGACAGTAAAGCTCCAGCGAAGCAGAAGGCAACACTTAAAGAAGGCAAAGAAATTACAGGCAACAAAACAAACAGTTCTATCGAGTCAAGCGAATCAACACACAATGTAGTTGATATCAAACGCTTGGCCGGATTATAAGGAGATAAATATGTCAGAACTACTAACAGGTCGCTGGCAGGAGACAAAAGGTGCCTTAGTCGAAGGCCTTACAGGCAACAAAAAAGCAGTTATGGAAACAACTCTTGAAAATACTCGCAAGTATTTGTCAGAATCCGCAACTGCAGGTGCAACTTCTGCTGGTAACGTAGCAACCCTAAACCGTGTGATCCTTCCAGTGATCAGACGTGTTATGCCAACCGTTATCGCTAACGAACTAGTCGGCGTACAGCCAATGACTGGTCCAGTTGGTCAAATTCATACACTACGTGTACGTTATGCTGATGCTTTCAATAGTTCAAGCGGAACAGACACAGCAGCTGGTGATGAAGCTCTAAGCCCATTCAAAATTGCTGAAGGTTATTCCGGTGCAACTGACGATAAGGCAGCAGCAACAAGCGCATTAGAAGGCGCAGCTGGTAACAGACTAAGCATTCAGATCTTGAAACAGACTGTTGAAGCGAAGTCACGTAAGCTATCAGCACGTTGGACATTTGAAGCGGCACAAGACGCTCAAAGCCAGCACGGTATCGACGTAGAAGCAGAAATCATGGCAGCACTTGCTCAAGAGATTACTGCAGAAATCGACCAAGAAGTTATTGCAAGTCTAAACTCATTAGCGGGTTCAGCAGCAGAAACTTACAACCAAGCAGCAGTAAGTGGTACAGCTACTTTTGTTGGTGACGAACATGCAGCTCTTGCAGTTCAAATCAACAAAGTGTCAAACTTAATTGCACAGCGTACACGCAGAGGCGCAGGTAACTGGGCTGTTGTTTCACCAACTGTATTAACAATTCTACAGTCGGCAACAACATCAGCATTTGCACGTACAACTGAAGGTTCTTTTGAAGCACCTACAAACACTAAAATGGTTGGTACACTAAACAACGCAATGAAGATTTATGTAAACACATATGCTTCAAGTGACGATGTTCTAGTTGGTTACAAAGGTACTAGTGAATCAGATGCAGCGGCATTCTATTGCCCATACATCCCACTAATGTCTTCAGGTGTTGTCCTAGATCCGGGCACATTTGAGCCAGTAGTATCATTTATGACACGCTACGGTTATGTAGAACTAAGCAACACTGCTTCGTCTCTAGGTAACGCAGCTGACTACCTAAGTAAAGTTGGCGTAACAACCGGCAACCTAAGCTTCAGTTAAGTTTAAGTCAAATACTAATGGAAAAGGCCCTACGGGGCCTTTTTTATTGAGTAAATATACTATAGGAGAGTATAATGAAAACTGGTCAAATATTTAAATATACAGGAAGTAATGCTATTGTTAGACCTGATGAATTTGGACAAACTCGGAGAGATGTAGTTGTTCAAAATGGTCGTAAAGAATACGCAATTGGAGACAGAATAAAATATTATGTTGTAGAAAAGAACGGAAGATCTTTTGCAGTAGATATTGAACCAAATGAGTAAACACCCATTTTATTAAAATGGATAAATACTTTTGTCAGAGGAATAGAGAACCTTGATAAGGACTTATGCGGTCCCACCGCGTAGACCTAGAACGTCAACATAAGGAGAAAACAATGGGACGTCCAATTAATAAAGATTTGATAGGGTTTGGAACAGGCCGTATCGCAGCAACACGCCACTTTTTTACAGGTAGTTCAGAAGGAACAACAGCAGCACATATTGTTTCACAAAGATCAACAAATAAATTTTTAGTAAGATTAGATTCAGACGCAGGAGATGCTGCAACAGGTGAAGTAATGACACTAGTCAACAAAGCCAATGGCGCACTAGTAGCAGGCGAATTTAGAATTGATGCAATTCTAGAAGATTCTACAACTGTACAAGTTACCAAACTGCGTAATAGAACAATTCAGTACGAAGGCGGAACATCTAACGTAGCAAACGTTCGTTGGGCAGCAGGTGTACATCCAGCAGCAGGTGATGCTGGTGCAAACGTAGACGCCCAATAATTTTAGGGAGTCTTTAAATGTCTAGTGCCAAAATACTTGAACACAGTGTAGATCTATATAAAGTCACAGTTAATCCTGGTGGCACAGTAGAATTCAATGCTGGAGATGGGTTGTCTCCAGCAACTACAGGCACGTTCAACTTTTACGGCGATCTCAATGTTGTAGGTAGTCAAACAACCATTAATACATCAGAACTTGCTGTTACCGATAAAACAATTACCATAAACAACGGTGAAACTGGCAACGGAGTTTCAACAGGACCTGATGGAACCGAAACAGCTGGAATAATTGTAGATAGAGGAAACTTTCCTGATGCTAAATTGTTGTACGATGAAGACCTTGATTGGTATGATTCACGCAGCGGTGGAATTATTGGCGATAAAGGTGCATGGGTATTTAAAGATCAGAACAACGAAACAATAGGTGTTTTTACAAATTTTGTTGGAACATTTGGAAGCGACGATTTAGTTTTACTAGGTGAAGGAACTAATGTTGTAACCGTAACTGGCACAGTTAGTTACGAAGAACAACTTTGGCCTTATGTTAATGGTGTAATTCAACCAAACGTAAACTTGCCTGATAGACTTAGTGCGCCAACAGATGACGACCACATACCAAACGTAAAAGCTGTTAAAGATTATGTTAAAGCGTATAACACATACAACTTTACTGACACAATCGAAAGCGGTGATACAACTGTAAGTGTAGCCGATCAAGATGAAACAAGTAGTGCAAGTTTAGCTCTTATCACAGTTGATAGCAGCGAAGTAGCACGTTTTTATCAAGCAAGTATTGAATTACTTGAAGTCGGTATAACAACTAACACAATTTCAACTATAAACCAAAACTCAAATCTTAAAGTGCAAGGTTCTGGAACAGGAAGTGTAGAGTTTGGAACTCCAGCATTATTTCCTATTACAACAGATCCTGATGCACCAACTGATGGGGTTAAGATTTATGGTAAAGCAGAAGCTGACGGAGGAACTGGTATATTTTTTATTAATCAAAACTCAACCACAGATGAAATCATCAGTAGAAACAAAGCACTATTGTATAGTATAATTTTTTAAAGGAAAACAAAATGGCCATTGCAAGTAATCTAATATTAGCAACAGACACAACGATACTGTTAGTGCCGGCACAAAAAAAATATGCAATTACTACAATTGTTGTTTGCAACTATGCAACAACAACCGATGCTTCGTTTGGAAGTAGTTTTGATATGCACGTTATACCAAGCGGTGAATCAAAAACTAATGCAAACAAAGTTTTAAATACGATTGCAATGCCAGCACAAGAAACATTTTCGTTTAATACTGAACGTCTAATCTTAGAAGAAGGGGACAGTGTTGTTTTAAATAGTCCCGACTCAAATCGTTTGAGTGCAACAATTAGTTATTTGGAAGTTTAAATGGAATATATTAAGAAGCAGTCGATATACTCAAGAAAAATTGACAACAATGAACTTATTATTAACAATGACGGTACTATCGAACTTACTCCACAAGCAGGAGCAGTTAAAGTTGCCGGTAACTTAGAAGTTACTGGAAGTAGTAGTGGTCCGACAAACGATTTAGTTTATTATGTTTCTTTAGAAGGCGATGACGCAAATGACGGACTTGGTGCCGGCGCATCAAGAGCAAAGCGTACTATTAAGTCGGCAGTAGATGATGCTCCAGCAGGCTCAACAATTAAAGTTGCACCAGGAGAGTTCTACGAAAACAATCCAATCACATTAAAAGAACGCATGACAGTGCGTGGTGATAGTTTGCGTAACGTACTTGTTTTTCCAAATAATCCAACACTAGACTTATTCTTAATGGATAATGCTTGTTATCTATTCCAGATGACATTTAGAGGACTACGTGATCCAGGTTGGTGTGCAAGAATTAGAGAAGGTGCTCTAGTTACTACATCACCATATGTACAAAACTGTACTAACATGAACGGTCCTTGGCTGAATGACGGAACAGAATTTATTCCATTCCAAACAGTACAAATTGACGGTGTACCTGCAACAGCTAGACCGATTGAAAACGATCCATCTGTTCCACTAGCAAAACGAATAAATGTCAACGGTGGTGGTAACGGTATTTTAGTCGACGGTAATGACTACGACCAACGTTCGTTAGTTTTTAGTTTTGTTGCAGATGCATTTACACAAATTGCCCAAGGTGGTATTGGTTTCCATGTTACCAACTTTGGTTATACACAGATTGTTAGTTGCTTCTCGGTGTTTACACGTATTGGTTTCTTGACAACCAAAGGCGGCTATCTTAGTATTTCGAACAGTGTTAGTGACTTTGGTACATTTGCTATTATTGCTGACGGACTATTTGATAAAGTTTATACAACTGCAAGACCATCACAAACATATACATCTAATGTAGGTAGTGTAACTGTAAATAGTACAGGTGCAGGATATACCGGTACACCTACTGTTACTTTTGATGCACCATCAACACCAGGAGGCGTAACTGCTCAAGGTTCGGCAAGTGTCGATGCGTTAAGAGGTGAAGTGACAAGTATTACAGTTGATAATCCAGGTAGCGGTTATCAATCGGCACCAACTATTACATTAACCGGCGGCGGATTTAGTAGTGCAGCAACCGCAACAGCTAACCTAATTAAAAACAAAACAATTGAAGTAAACAGTTTACGAGATGTTCCCCAAACAGGTAGTGTTATTAAGTTTGAAGGCGACTCAACTGTTTATTATGTAACTGGAAACAACATTACAACACAACCGTTTATATATGATGAAAATGTTTGTAGACGTGACGTTAGAAGAATTATTGATGCTATTATGGGCGATGTTGCTCTTGGTACTAATTACCAAAGTATTTCCGCTGGTAGAAGTTACTTACGTGCAAACAGTGCCAAAGTACTTAATCAACAATTAGCACCTACAATTTTTGGTATTGAAGCAACAAGAGATGAAATACTTGCTCTTATTCCAGATAGCGATCCTGCTAACGAACAATATAGATATGACATAATAGAAAAAACTGCAATTATTACAAACTTCATTTCAAATGAAGATAGTAGTGGTGCACCAGACGTTTTTTATGACGATACAAATGCTAGTAGTCCAGCAGCAGTAGCAGCGAAAGATTCAATACTTCTTAACAAAGACTTTATTGTTAATGAAACAATAAAATATATTGCAGAACAGTTTAGCAACTTATCGTACGATCAAGACAAGTGCGAACGTGATGTTAGAATTATTACTGAAGCAGTAGCTTATGACACTGCACTCGGAACAAACTATAATAGTGTTACTGCTGGGCTTGCTTATGCAAGAGCCAATGCAAGTGAAGTAACAACAACACAATTAACAGTTACACTTGCTGCATATAAAAATGTTAAAACACTTACACTAGCACTTAGCGATGTTGTTGCTGATGCAACTGCTACAACAAGAGTTGGAGCTGCCTGGGACGAAGTAATTGAGATTATCGAAGGCAGAGCATACAATAGCACTACATGTAGACGTGACGTAGGACAAATTGTTGATAGTGTTGCTTTTGATATAGCACTAGGTACTAATTATAACGCTGTTACAACTGGATTATCATATCAAAGAGCAAACACTGCTTATGTACTAAGTGCGCAATTCCAACAAACAATTGCCTCTTACCAGTATATGAAAACACTTGCAACTGGCACATACCTAAGTGATGCTACTGCTGAAACTAGATCAAACGCTGCCTTTGATGAAATTTTAGACATTATTCAAAATGGTGTTGTTAGCACAGATACCGCAGCAGATGCACTTACATTTAGCGACCCTGGAGTAGACAATAGTAGAGCAGCAGCTCGTGTACTACTACAACTAAACAGAGACTTTATTGCAGGTGAACTAATTACTTGGATCAATACAAATTATCCATCTCTAGTATATGATACTGCAAAATGTTCAAGAGATACAAAATATATTGTTGATGCATTATCGTTTGACATCCAATATACTGGTAACTTTGCTACACGTAGAGTAGCAACATCGTACTATGAAGGAACAGCAAGTCAGCTGCCAGAATCTCAAAGAGTAGCAACAGCAGCAGCATATGCACATTTAAAAAATAATATTGTAAGTCAAATTGTTATTGAAAACTATCCTGGACAAAATACTAATGGGTTACCAGGTAGTTCTGATGAAGTTTCGGGAATCGAGTCACTTACTTCAATAATTGAAGATGTTACACGAAACGACCGAAGTGTAAATCTTCCTAACTTAGCAAGTAAAATATCAAGTCTTGTTGGCGGAGGCAATGGAATATACGAAACATTCTTAGACAGTAACGCTCCGGGAACAAGTAGAAAATATGGCGACATTGACAACAACGGTAGTATTGCTTCTGCTGATGCAGCAGCTATTACTATATACAATGCTGGTAATTATGATCAGCTAACATATACACAATATGAATGGATAAGAGAAACTTTAATACCTGCAATTGAAAAACTTGATCGTGCAACATACAGTGACTTCTTTTATACAACATATGACTTTTTACCAGACTTAGTTGAGCCAGATATTGGCTGGGCAGATGCAGCTATTCAAACTGATGTGAATACTTGGAAAAATGCTAAAACAACTATTCAAGATACAGTTATAAAACAAATTACTATTGGTAATATTAGCAATGCTGATACTATTACATATCCCGAACCAACAAATGTTATTACTGCAAGAGCAAATGCTAAAGATCAGTTACGTGCAAATAGACAATTTATAATTGACGAAATCTCTGCATATGTAACTTCGAATAATCCTTCACTTACATACGACGATGATAAGTGTCGAAGAGATGTTGGATATATTGTTGATGCATTAACATACGACATATTGTACGAAGGCAATAGTGCAACTCGACAATCAGCCGATAGTTACTTTGTTGGAACAGTCGGACAGTTGGGTACTGTTACAGAAGAAACAACTGCAACTATTGCAGCATATACACACTTGCAAGGTGTTGTAACTGGTATCTTATTAGAAGCAGCTCTATCAAAAAGTACAGGCAATACAACAACACAAGACACAACAAACGAGCCTGCAACTGCAACTGAAGTTGCTAAAGCATCAGAATTAATTCAAATTATTATTGATGTTCTTACAGCAGGAAGCACAACTGGATTACCAACAACCAGTAGAGCAGTTACCGACTGGGCAGCAGCACCGTTGCAAACAGCATTTAGTAGTATCTTTGGACAGCAAGATAACTTTGCTGACTTAACTACTACATACATTTTAACAAACTATCCAGACTTTACATATGATAGAGCAAAATGTAAACGTGACGTAGGAATAATTCTTGATGCAGTAGTTAGAGATGCGAAACTTGCTACTAACCATAATGCTATTGTAGCAGGGCAAGCCTATTTAAGAGGTAACGCAGCAACAGTAAAAGACTCGCAATTCCCAGCAACAATCCTTGCGCTACGCGAAGCAAAACGACTATCACTAACGTATGTTACTGCAAATGCAGCAGCAGTTACAAGAATTACAGATGGATGGGATACAGTATTAACTTTCTTAGAGTTTGGTACACTACCAAGTGAAGGACAAACATATCCAGCACCTACTCCTGCAAGTCAAGAACTAATTGACGCTGCAAGACAGTTACAAGACAACAAAAGTTTCTTAGAAGAAGAAGTTATTTCATACATTAACGATCAATATTTTGTATATGATAGTGCTAAGTGCGCTAGAGATACACAACTAATACTTGATGCTGTTGTAAACGATTTGCTTCTCGGAACAAATTATAATAGTATCACAGCTGGACTATCGTATTATAGAGCAGTGAGTGCGTATGTAATTAGCGATCAAATTACACAAACTATTGCAGCTATTACGCATTTAAAATCAGAAGTTGCTACTTTACTTACAGGCGATGCAACAAGTATTTCTGCAACTAATGCAAGTTTTGATGAAATTATTGATATTATACAAAATGGAACTGCTAATGCTGATGCACTAACATTTCCAAATCCAACAGGAAACGTTCTACAAGGAAATGCAAAAGATCAACTAGTAGCAAACAGAGATTTTATTGCAACAGAACTTATTAGTTGGATTAATGCTAATTTGCCAAACTTGACATACGACGAAGCAAAATGCCAAAGAGATACAAAATTTATTGTTGATGCACTATGTCACGATATTATGTATGAAACAAATCTTGCAAGCATTATTAATGCAAAAGCATACTTTGAAGCAAGTGCAAGTGTTCTTCCATATGATCAAAGAGACGGAACTGCGGATGCACTACAACAACTTAGTGCAATTGTAAAACAGATTGTATTAGGTACATATTCTGGACAGAATACAAGTTCAGGAGATGCATCAAATATCGAAGCATACCGTGTAAAAGAATTAACTGAAATTGTAGTAGATGTTGTTAGAGCAAATACACTAACAATATTACCTACTGAAACAACACCTAATTTAGCTGGAGCAAGTGCGCAGACACAAGCTAGTGCAGCATTAATAACAGCAACTGGCGATAGTACAAGTGCTGATCTTGTACAGAGCGTTATTACATATATTAACACTAATCAAAATGGATTTAGTTATAATCAAACAAAGTGCCGTAGAGATGTTGGATACTTAATTGAATCAACTACACATGACTTATTATACACAGGCAATGTTAGTTCTTTAACAAGTGCAAGAAGTTATTTCTTAGACAGTGAAAGTCAAGTGTATGGTCAAGAAACACAAACAGCAGATGCACTAACTAGACTAAAAACTGTTGCATCTCAGTGTATCCAAGGTATTGCTGTTACACCAACAGCAGGCAATACTGAAACACAGAGTTTAGTAGGACCGTATGGTACAAGCACACAATCAACTACATCAAATACGTTGTTTAACATTACAATTGATGCAATTCAAGCAGGTAACTTGTTAAGTACACCAAATGACTTAGAGCCTGATACTAGTTGGGCTTCAATTGCAATGACAACTGAATTAGATAAATTAATACTTGCCAAAGCAACAGTGCAAACTGGTACAATTACATTTATTAATGACAACATACTAGGCTTTAAGTATAATGTAGCAGCATGTGAAAGAGATACAAAATATATTATCGATGCTGCACTTTACGATATGATGTATGGCGGTAACAAACAAACAAGACGTGCAGGGGAAGCATATTACACAGGAACAATCCTAAACGGCATTACAACAACAGGCGATAATGCAGATCAAGAAGGTGTTACTGAATTTACCTATAAACGTCTAGCAGATGTTATGGATAAGATTGGCAGAAATGTTACAGTCTCAACTAGTGACGGCGTAACAGTTGCACAAGTTTATAATGCAACAGCAGGTACAAGCGATGCAACTGTAAGTATAACTGCTAACGTAACAAAAATTGCAGAAGTAATTAGCCAAGGCATTTATCCTGTATTACCAAATGAAATTGATCACGATTATGCAGCAAATGCTGAAACAAGTGCAAATGCTAAAAGAGAGCTAGTACTTGATGCTACACAAGCAATTGAAGACGAAGCTATTAGATTACTTAACTTACAATACGGTGGAGTTGCCGAACTAGACTTGTTCCCCCAACTTGCATTTGTACAAGAAGGAACAATTGGTAGTATGCAAAATGTTTCAACTGTAAGTACGAGTGGACATGCATTTGAATACGTTGGCGCAGGTGTTACTTATAACGCACTTCCGTTCTTTGGTGGTAGTGCTATTGCAGAAAACGAAATTACAGAAACCGATAACGGTAGAGTATTTGCAGGTGGTACTGTTGACCAAATTGGTAACTTTAGAGTTGGTAACTTCTTTGGAGTTAACGCTCTTACAGGTGCTATTACACTAAACGCTGAAGAGATTAGTTTAAGTGGTATTGCTAGTATTGGACCGTTCAAACGCTTTGGTATTCCAGTTGGTGTTGAACTTAAAGAAGTTAGCAACAGTTCAGATCTAAGAGCAAGTACCGGACAGCCAGATCAAAATACTACACCAACACAGGTTGCGGTTGTAAACTATGTTGAAAATAGATATCTTAACAAACTAACAGGCGGTCTTGTATTAGGCGATGTACAAATCAATGCAGATCTAGCAGTAAACGGCGGTGACCTAACTACTACATCAACAACATTCAACTTGTTTGATGATAATGCTAATATTGTAAATGCATTTGGCGGTACAACACAGTTGACGATTGGCGCGGTTGGAATTGGTACTACAACAATTAAACACAACGTTGATATTGACTTAGATCTAAACGTTGATGGCGGGGATATTACAACTAATGTAACCGATACATTTAACTTGCTAAATGCAAATGCTAGAACAATAAACGCATTTGGCGCTGCAACAACTATTAATATGGGTGCAATATCAACTGATAGTGTGCTTACATTTAACAGTGAAATTATTATATTCAACAGTGTAGGAACGCTACAACTACCAGTTGGTACTACAGCACAACGTGGCGCAGATTCAACAGCAGCACAAGGGCAAGTTAGATATAACACAACTGATAGTGCATTTGAAGGATACGACGGTGCTAACTGGGGTACACTAGGCGGTGTTAGAGATGTTGACCAAGATACGTTTATTCGACCAGAACAAACACCTGGATCAGATGAAGACACATTAGAATTCTTTGCTGATGGTATTGAGCGCATGTCTCTAAACCCAACTACACTTAGAGTTGACGATACAATCTTAACTGTATTTGAAAATACAACTGAAAGTGTTGATTGGGAAACAGGTGCAATTAGAATACTTGGCGGCGTTGGCATTGCTAGAAACTTGCATGTTCAAGGATACATTAGTGGTGATAGTAATGACATATTACAACTTACCGAAAAAGCAACTGACGAAATTTACATTCCAGCAAATACTATTAGAACTAGAGATAGCTTTAAAATTATTGCAAATGAGTCTGATAGTGCTACTGATAATATTATTGATCCAATTACACTTGCACACCACAATGAGAGTGGTAATGCTGTAATTGGTGCAGGTATTGGTTTACCGTTTGAACAAGAAATTACAAACAATAACTATGTAACTGCTGGTAGAATTGATGTTGTAAGTACAGATGTTACAACTGGTGCAGAAGACTTTGACATGGTATTCACAACTAGAATAGCAGGCGCAAGTACAGAGAAGTTACGTTTAAGTGAAACCACAAGTACATTTACAACTAACGTACAAATTGATCAAGACTTATTTGTAACTGGTATACTTGATGCAGCAGGCTTTAGAGGTAGTATCTTTGCAGACGATAGTACCGAAATGCTTGATGCTGTTAACAACAGAATTATTGTTACAAACCTTGACGCAGGTACACTTACACTAATTAACGACCTTGAAGTACAATACGGCGGTACTGGTGCAAGCACATTTACTACAGATGGTATACTTTATGGTAATGCAGCAAACCCTGTACAAGTAACAGCAGCAGCAGGCGATGCTGATATAGCTGAAAGTTTCCAAATACTTAGTGCAACAAGTGGAGCAGACTCAACACCAGTCTGGACTGACACAATCGACGGTGGTAGCTTTTAATTAAGCTGCCACTTTTACTTCCTAGATAAATAACTTAGTAGCGTATTTTACGTTTTACGATGGGCGTCTTTTTAGACTTGACCCGTACCTATATAGGAGGCAGTTGCAAATGGCAACAAGAATTAGACACAAGCGAAGTGCGGTCGCTGGTAATCAACCTAGTGTGGCACAATTAGACTCAGGCGAATTAGCCATCAACACAGCAGACGGTAAGGTATACTTACTACGTGATGATAACACAGTCCAAGATATAACCAAAAGAATTTTTGAAAATAATACCGAAGTTAGAGTTGATGACTTAGCTGACTCAGCAAGTGCTGAAATTAGTATGACAGTCAACGGTGACGAAAAGATGACAGTCACAAACGCCGGCTTCAATATGAAAGACGATATTGATTTAGAAGATTTTGGTAAAATAACATTTCGCGAAAGTATTGCTTCGGGTGAAGACGGCATTGGTATACAAGCTCCGTTTAACCTTCCAAACAGTTATGATTTAACCCTGCCTCTGGTTAATGGTACTGTTGGACAAATTTTAAAAACAGACGGCTTTGGTAATTTAGCATTTAGTGATCCAGATATCTTTGGCGGTAACGTAATTTATGTTAGTGCTGAACAAGGTAACGATGCCAACGATGGACAAAGTGCTCCAGTTAAAACTATTAAACGTGCTTGTAAACTTGCTAGTGCTATTGTTTATAATCCAGATGGAACAGTAACAGGTATTAGAGTAAACATCAAAGTTGCTGTTGGCGACTATACAGAAGATAACCCACTTATTATTCCAGACAACGTTGTTGTTAAAGGCGACGGTTTGCGTGGGTGTATTGTACGTCCAGCTAATGCTAACTTGGATATGTTCCGTGTACGTAATGCTTGTTACTTTGGTGAATTTACTTTCCGTGACGGCGTTGATGATAACCAAGTTCCTCTTATTACTTGGGATTATGCTACAGTGTTTGACGATCCTAATGCTACTGATGTAACAGATAGAACCGAATACACAAATTTACCTGATACTAAACCTACTATTGTTACTTCGCCATATACACAGAACTGTTCGATTATTTCGTTCTTGGGTGGTAGTGGTGCTAAGATTGACGGTGCATTAGTTGAATCTCCAAACGTTCCTCGTTATAATATCGAAGCTGAGAATCCGGTTATTGGTGCTACACCTGAACAAGGTAAATCAATGGTTGCTAACGCATACACCATGCTTTCATTCGGTGGTACAGGCTGGCGACTACTCAACGATGCTTATGCACAGATCGTGTCTTGTTTCCAAATTTTCCTACTCAACGGTGTTTATACACAGTCAGGTGGTTATTGTTCCATTACTAACTCCGCTACAAACTTTGGATTGTATGCGTTGAGATCTAGTGGTTATTCACCAAAAGCATTTGAATTTGATAGAGCACACGTTGTATCAACTGGTGCAAGTGATGGTAAACAAACACTTACTATTGTTGGCATTAATCGTGATTCTCCAGTTGAAGAATTTGTTTTACGTTATAGAGAACCAGGATATCGTTTTGCACACGATTTACTACAAAATAAAATTACACAAATTGCTACAGATACCGATACTTGGATCCAAGGACAAATTGCAACAGCAAACTCAGGATCGTCAAGTATCTATGCTGGATTCACTTACAACGAAGAAAAGTGTCGTCGAGACACACGTTTATTAGTTGATGCTATTAGACACGATGCTGCATTAAATAGTAATGCAAGAACATTAACAGCAGCATTAACATATTTTAATGGTCGCTTTCCAGCCGATATATTTGCTGCACAAAAAGATCAGCACATTGATTCATTTGCTCAAGCAAAAACATTTACAGCTGGAATTGTACAAGACGCTACCTTTACAAACAGAACAAATGCACTTTGGGAAGAAGTTATTGAAATACTTGACAACGGTAGCTCAACAAGCGCACCAGGAGATGAGTTAGTAGATACACGAGTATTGCCAACAGCTATTAACACAGACAGCGGAAATGCTGTGGCGCAACTTATTGCAAACAAATTATTTTTACAAAAAGAAATTACAGCTTGGATTTCAAGTCAAGTTAACTCTAACACTGCTCCTTTCTTTACAGGATTTAATTATAATCAAGCAGCATGTGAAAATGATGTAAGTAAAATTGTTGACGCATTAACATATGATCTTTCAACTGGAGGCAATTTGGAATCTCTTGTTGCTGCACAACAATATTTTGTTGACGGTTCGAGTGTTTATGGAACTGGACAAAAATTAACTACACTTGCTGCATGGGAAAGACTAAAAACACTTGTAGAACAACTTATCAAAGAAGAAGCAGTAAGTATATCCACAGGCAACACTGAAACTCAAGATACATCAGGTACTCCTGCAACAGATACTGAAGCAAATTTTGCTAAAACACGTATTGGCGAAATTATACAACATATTGAAACTGATGCAGGCTTATTAGCTGATCCTATTGCACTTGACTTAACTGCATTAAGTGTAAGTCAAACTTTACAAGATGACTTTATTAGATTAGATGCAATTGGTGCTGCTAACATTGCACAACGTGTTACTAGATATATTAATCAAGAAATTGATACTTACAAATGGTACGGATTTACATACGATCGTGCAAAATGTATTAGAGATACAAAATTAATTGTAGAAGCTGTTGCTAAAGATACATGGGATACTGGTAACAGATATTCACGTAGTGCTGGTTTAAGTTATTTTAGAGCTAACATAGCTGACTCAACACGTAGTGTTTTTGCTGGCGAAGAATTACAAACAATTGCAGCTATTCAACAAGCAGCTATATATGCAAATGCTGAAATTGCAAGCAAACCGCAAATTACTACTGCTATTGAAGATTTTGTACAAAGTAGATTTAACATTGTTAGCGAAGCAATTAGATCGCCTGAAGAAATTCCATCGCCAAATGAAGTAAGTAGTGAAGGTGATATTACAAATACATTTATTCCTACACCAACTACAACAAACTTTAATGCTGCTACTGCTGTAGCAGTAGGTACTAGTGTATTTACAATTACAGGACACGGATATGCAAACGGACAAAAACTTGTTTATGACAACAACGGAAACATTTCTGTTGGCGGATTAGACGACGAGCAAACATACTATGCAGTTGTTCTCGACGAGGATACATTTACACTAACATTTGATGATAGTTTAGAATTTCCAGTATTACTCTTTGCCAATTCTGTAAACACCGGAACGCATATTTTTAGATCTGATATTATTGAATTCTTTGTTGAAGAAATTTTAAGTTCGCACCAGACATATCAAACATTAATACTTGAATCAGGCGCTGAAAGTTATGAATTTATAGCAGGTAGAGCTATACAAGGTACAACTGGATCAAATAACAATAGTGCATTTGTTGCAAGTTGGGAACCTGCTGAACGTAGACTAGTAGTAAGTATTGAAGAAGTAGTTGTTGGTTCTAGTGTGCTTAGAATCCAATTTGATGCTTCAAGTACAATTACACAAGACCATGCTAGTTCTCCAAATAGTGCAATTACTATCAACGAAGTGCAAACTAAACTAGGACTTGGTACATCAACCTTTAGTATTACTGCTACTGACGGTAGTAGTAGTATTACAAACACAGGTAGTTTGCCTGAGAAACAAATTTGGTTCCACAGACCGAGTATTGTTAACTCATCATCACACACTTGGGAATTCTCAGGTTCAGGTACAGACTATAATGCTTTACCACAAAACGGCGGTAACACACGAGGCGAATTTGAACAGTATGAAGAATTACCAGGACGTGTTTATTCGTCAGGTACAAACGAACTTGGTGACTTTAAAGTTGGTGACTTTATTACAGCGTTCAACAGAACAGGTAACATTACATTTAGAAACAAAGTGCAGGTGGATGAACTTGACGCTTTGAAACTAAGTTTGAGTGATGTTGCTATTGAAGAAATTTCAACCGATGTTAACTTAGGTGACGATGAAATTGGCGGACCGAGTGATGCACGTTTAACAACACAGTTAGCTATTAGATCGTTTATTAGTAACAGACTAGGTGGCTTTGTTGACAAAACTGTGTCAACTGCTGCTGTTCCGGGTGCTATTGTACAGCTTAACGTTAATGGACAGTTAAACGGCGAACTTATTCCAGCTACACGTCAGTTTACAAATACAAACACAGATGGTTATAATTCAAGATTACTACAAGCAGATGATATTCCAGCAAAGGATTTAAGTGCTGGTGACATTGCTACTGAAAATTACGAACAAATTGAACTTACACTAAGCGGTAACATTACTGCCCTCGACGGTGCTACAATTACACAGCCAGGAGTAGCAGGCGCTATTGGTTATGCAAAAGGAAACTTCCAAACAAGTGGTAACATTCTTGTTGCTACAATCGACGGAGCATGGGACGCAACAGACGATAGTTTAGGTGCTCCGTGGGACTTTACAAACAACTTAAACTTGTTTGTTGATGGAGTTGATAGTGGAGTACACCCAACTGCGACAGGTGCATCAACTGAGCTTATTGATAACTTCTTCTTAAAAAGTTCAAACACAAGTCAGTTCTTAATACTTGATCCAGCTGGTACTTTTAACTTTACTATCAATACAATTACTAGTGTAGCAAGATCGAGTAACATACAAACTCATATTACTGGCACAGCACACGGACTAAACGTAGGAAACCAAGTACGTGTAGTATGTAATGAAGACGAAACGTTTAATGTTAACGGCGAAGTATTAAGTACTCCGACATCAACATCGTTTACTATTGCAAATACAGGTATTGATTTTAGTACAACATCACGAACAGGTGACGTGTTTAGCATTGTTACAAGTGCTGACGGTGGCGCTCAAGGTGCTGTTACTGAAGAAAGATTTGGTGTTTGCGTAAATGTTGATAACGCTAACCTTACAGGCGGTACTGGATATACACCAACTAATGGTAACGTAATTTATAGAAATGTTTCATTTACAAATGTTACTGGATCTGGTTCTGGTGCAAAAGCAAACATTACAGTTACAGCAGGTCTTGTTAGCGATGTTGATATTTCAGCAGGTGGTACAGGATATGCATTTGGTGATAGACTAAGTGCTAATGCCGCAGATATCGGCGGTACAGGTAGTAACTTTGAAATCACAATCGGTGCTATTGAAAATAGAGCATATGTTAACATAATCGGCGGTGAGCTATTTGTTGCTTCGCAATCATCACAAGACTTTGTTGAAGATGTAGATGCTGTAAATACAGCGTTTGATATTGGTTTAGACAATGTTAGAAGTATTAACTTTTTAGCAGGTACTCTAGCAGGCGGCGGCAGTGTTAACTATACAGATAGTCGAATTACAGTAGCTGACCACGGATTTATAGACGGTGATCCAGTAACATACGATACCAACGGTAACGTTCCAATTGGCGGATTGCTAAACGAAAGAGTCTACTATGCAAAACGTATCACTGATGATATTTTTGAAGTATACGAAGATTACTCATTATTAAATCAAATGGAGTTTTTAACTACTCCACTTAACAACAACCACAACTTTAGTTTACATCAGATCAACATCACTGATGACAGTGTACTTGTACGCAACCACGGACTAACAACTGGTGATGCTGTTAGATTTAACACACTAACAGATGGAAGTACTAGTAATGCACTTCCAAATATTGCTGGTGATTCAATGACAGACGGTTCACGCTTCTTTGTTGGTTCGATTACAACTAACTCGTTTACATTGCACACACTGCGTAGTGATGCATTAAGTAGTATTAATGGACTTGTAACAAACAGAACAATTATTGGTACAAAAGGCGCAGGTGCTGCTAGAGTAACACCAAGTAACGTACAAGTTACTGGTGTTGTAAACACATCTAGTAGAATTAAATCAAACTGGAACACTCTTGCTGCTACAAACATTGATGCTGAAAACATTATTTCTGGTACAATTTCACCTTCTAGATTATCATTAGCAGGTGTTCCAAACAGTGATAGTTTCTTAAGAGGTGATAGTAGTTATCAAACTGTTGTTCAAAGTATTAAAAAAGCAGCAACAACTGATAACCCAATTACACTTACAGGTAGTAGTTCAAATGCAGAATTTTATGGCGACCCAGTAAACATTGGTATTTCTAATGTTGACCTTGATCCGCTAGGTACATTCTCGAGTCTAGGTGTAAGTAAGTTTTTACAAACACAGTTTGATGTAAATTCAAATGCTAGTGGCGAAGTGTTTATTAAGGACGGTGTAGTAGATGCTGGTACACTAGACGGACTAGATAGTGCGTACTTCTTAAACCCATCTAACTTAACAAGTGCTGTTCCAGTTAACAGAGGCGGCACAAACATTACAACTTATGCTGTAGGCGATTTAATTTATGCACAATCAGCAGCTAGTTTAAATCCACTTAATATTGGTAGAAGAAATACGTTCTTAAAATCAAACGGCGTTACACCTGAATGGGGTACAGCACTTGATCTTGCTGAGGGACTAGATGTTGGATCTGCTAAACTGAGTTCAAGTAGTACAGCAACAGGTCAAATCTACAACGACAACGTTACTACAGTTGAAATTGGTGGCGATGCAGAAAATGTTAAGATTGGTAAAAATAGTGATAGTAGAAATATTAGTAACTTTGTTAATACATACGAAGCAACGAATACACAAGACGTAGTTGTTAACCTGAGTGATATTGCTGTTGATACAGCAAGTGCAAGTTCAAACGGTGAAAAAGTGTTGCTGTTTAGTGATACAACACAGATACAATTTGGTATGACAGTTCAAGGCAGTGGTAGTATTCCTGCTAACACAACAGTCACTGGTATTACCGACGAAGAAGTATTTTTAAGTAACGAACTAACTGGTAGTGTTTTAACTGCTACATCAATTACATTTACTAATACTCCAATTACACTAGGTATTCGAATTGGTGATACTGTTATTATTGCTAGTAGTACAATTAGTAATTTAGACGGACAATGGCCGGTTATTGGTGCTACTGAAAATGCTACATCATTTACAATTAGAACAAATATAAACGTCAATGCTGATCCAGCAGTAACACAAGTTGGTACAATATCAAAAGAAAATACTATTGTTCTTAAAAACCAAAATGTTGTTGTTGGCGGCGGAGAGTTTGGCACAACACCATTGCCAGGATTAATTAAAGGTGAAGGCGGTATTGGTACAGATGTATCCGGTGGATCTCTTACACTACGTCCTGGTATTAGTACTGGTAATGCAACAGGTGCAGACTTTATTGTTGAAACAGGCGAAATTGGTACAACAGGCGAAGGCTTACAAACAATTACTGAACGTATGCGTATTGATGGCGAAGGCATTGCAACATTCACAGGTTATACTAAATTTACAGATACAACTAGTGTTAAAATTCCAGTAGGAACTAGTGCGCAGCGTCCAGGAGCAGGCGGAGTTTATGTTTCATCAGCACAAGGACAAATTCGATATAATACTGATGATAGTACCTTTGAAGGATTTGATGGAACAAACTGGGGTTCATTAGGCGGCGTAAAAGATGTCGATCAAGATACACTTATCCGTCCAGAAACTAGTGCTGGTGCAGACAACGATGAACTAGACTTCTTAACAGCTGGTACGCAGCGTATGCAAATTGGTGCAACAGGAAACTTGCTATTTGGTGCTAGTTTAAATAAATTTACTGTAGCATATGCAACCGGTGATACAAACATTGCCGGTGATGTTATTGTAACAGGTGACTTAACTATAAACGGTACTACAACTACACTTAATTCAACTACGCTTCAAATTGATGATAAAAACATTGAATTAGGAACAGTAGCTTCACCTACTGACGCAACAGCTGATGGCGGTGGTATAACACTTAAAGGCGCAACTGATCATACCATTACTTGGAGTAATGCAAACGATAGTTGGGACTTTAGCGAACATGCTAATCTTGTAAGTACCAAAGAATACCGTATTAATAACACAAGTGTACTAAGTGCCAACACACTAGGTGCAAATGTTATTAACAGTAGTCTACAAAATACTGGCGCACTCGACGGCGGTAGTATTACTAGTGGCTTTGGCAATATTGACATTGGTAGTTCAAACCTAACAGCAACAGGTAGTGTAAGTCTTGGAGCAACTAGCTTTAATGACAACAGTATTACTAATGTTGGAAGTTTGGCACTAGATACAATCAGTGGCGATAACGGTAGTAGCATGAACTTTGCAAGTACAACTACCGTTAATATTGATAAAACAACACAAGCATCAAACACAACTAGTGGTGCATTGATTGTAGACGGCGGTGTAGGTATTGCTAAGAATTTACATGTAGGCGGAATACTTACTGGTAATGGTAGCGGACTTACTACATTAAATGCTACCAACATATCAAGTGGTACTATTAATGATGCTAGACTGCCAACTAGCCAAGCAGGCAAAACATTTACAAGTGATATTACTGTACATGGGTTTAATGCAGGACGTGGTGGAGCAAGTGGTACTACAAACCTAATGTTTGGACACGGTGAAAACTTAACTTCTGATGCTGGTCATAACACAGGTATTGGTGGAACATCAATGACAGGAGCGCTGTCAGGAGACAATAATACTGCACTAGGTTTTGCTACATTAAGTGCTGCTACAAGTGTAAACAATAACACAGCAATTGGTGCAGATAGCCAAGAACAAAGAACAAGTATCGGCGATAACAACACTAGTGTTGGTGCAAGCACAATGGCGAATAGTACTGCTGGTAGTGCTAACACAGCATTAGGTTACCAAGCACTAGAAATTGTAACTGGCGATAATAACATTGTAGTAGGTGCTACAAGTGGTAGAACACTCACAAGCGGTGACAATAACATACTACTTGGATATGGAATCGAAACAGCAGCTAACACCACAAGTAACTTTATGCAAATTGGTAATGCTACAAACAATGTACTAAGTGTTCCAGGTGTTAATACAACTATTAATACAACTAACTTAACATACAGTGGATCAGGTGGATTTAGTGGTGTTGGTACAAATCTAACAGCACTTAATGCTTCGCAGTTGACAAGTGGTACTGTTCCAGATGCACGTATAAGCTCAAGTAGTGTTGTACAACACCAAGCAGATATCACAGGCACAGGAACACTAGATAGTGGTGCAATTAGTAGTGGATTTGGCGCAATTAACATTGGTGCAGATGCACTTACTGCTACTGGTAGTGTAAGTCTTGGAGCAACTAGCTTCAATGATAATAACATTACAAACGTAGGAAGTATTGCACTTGACACTATTGTTGCTGACAACGGATCTAGTATGAACTTTAGTAGTGCTACACAAGTTAATATTGATAATGTTACACAATCAACAAGTAGTACAACAGGTGCTCTTATTGTCGATGGCGGACTTGGAATTGCAAAAGATGCATATTTTAATGGTACTATTAACGGCAACGGTAGCGGACTTACAAGTCTAAACGCAAGTAACATAGGATCAGGAACTGTTCCTAACGCACGTATTGATGGTACTTACAGTAACTTAACTGGAACAGGTGCTCTTGGCGCAGGTAGTATTACTAGCGGCTTCGGTAATGTTAACATTGGCACAAGCACATTTACTGGTAACGGTAGTGGACTTACAAGTGTAGATGCTACTACACTAGACGGTATTGATAGCACAGCATTCTTGCGTAGTAATGCTGATGATACGTACACTGGGCTAATTACTGCAAACAGAAACGCCGATGAACAATTAAGATTGTCAACGCAAAGTTCAACTGGCAATCCGTACATGAGCTTCTATCAAGCAGGTACACGCAGAGCGTATATTCAATATGTAAACGGTAGTGCGCTAAGACTGTATAATGATAGAACAGACGAGTATGTTGATATCAACAGTGGTGTAAATGGTTTAACATACACTGTAGGTGGAACTGCTTATAAGATTTGGCATGCAGGCAACGACGGCTCAGGTAGCGGACTTGATGCAGATACATTAGATGGTGTAAGCTCAGGCGCCTTCCTACGCAGCAATGCTAACGATAGTTTCAGTGGCACACTAACAGGTGACGGTAGTATCAATATCACAGGCAACATTACTGGTGCAACTATTAATGGCGACGGTAGTGGACTAACAGGTGTTACAGCCGATAATGCTAACACACTAGATAGCTTAGATAGTACAGATTTCTTACGTAATAGTGCAACAGCACAAACTTCCAATATGTACATTAGAAATTCTTCGCCAACACTATATTTACGTGATACTGATCACAGAAGTAGTATGATTCATTGTAACAGTAACATTTGGTACGTACTACGTGGTAACGGAAATGATAGTACAACATGGGAACAAACAGACAGTCGTTGGCCACTTCAAATTAACCTCGGCGATAACAATATGACCACAGGTGGTAGTATCAATGCACGTACTGAGATCACTGCTTACGGTTCAGATGAAAGACTAAAAGAAAACATCAAACCAATTGAAAACGCACTAGATAAAGTTAAGTCATTAGACGGTGTAACATACGATTGGATGGACAAAGTAGAAGAAGTTGGTTTCTTCCCAGAGCGTAGAAAAGACGAAGCAGGTGTTATTGCACAGCAGGTACAAAAAGTACTACCACAAGCTGTTGCACCAGCACCGTTTGATAGAGACTATGTTGTAGGAGAAGATGGCGGCGCAACAAGCGAAACTTATAGTGTTAGTGGCGAAGAATACTTAACTGTTAAGTATGAAAAACTTGCTCCATTGTTTATTGAAGCAATCAAAGAACAAGATGCTAAATTAGAAGCACAAGCAGCAGAGATTGCAGAATTGAAAGAAATGGTGAAAAAACTTCTAGATAAATAGGTTATAGCCGGATTTATTCGGCTATAACACTTGACAACTTTAAATAGTGTGTTACAATAAAGTAATTAGGATATTAAATGGCACTACCATTAACAGGCGAAACGATTACAATGACGCAAATTAGGAACTACTTCGGTGGTTCTTCAACGCCGATTACTATGTCTGGGCTTGGTGCGTTTCTCGGAATTTCAGCAGGAACTACTATTGCAATGAGTGCTACATTTGGTGGACAAGGATTATAAATAGGAGCACACTATGAAAAGTTTATACGAAGTTATTAATATTGACTTAGCAAATGACTATACTAAAGAACGCAAAAAGGAAGTTACAACATCACTTAATCTTGATGAAGATCTTCAAGCAGAAGTTTTTGCAGTAATTGACGAAATGGATATTCCAAATGATGACGAACGTCATCATTGGATTAACGTAATTGCACATAAAGCAGCATCTGACTTATTAACACTTGGTAAAGTACAGCCTGAAAATATGGTAGTTATGAGTTCGCTATCAGAAGAAGATTTTACCGAAGCAGTAACTATTGCAGTTAAAAAAGCAAGAACACTAAACGACCAAACTGTTGCAGCAGAAGCAAATCTTAACGTAGATACTATTTCAGAAACTATTACTTAATGAAAATTGCAATATGTGTAGCGGCAAGAGATCTTGTCCATGCAGGATTTGCCTTGTCTTTAGCAAAGATAGCAAAAACAATTGATTGCGAATTATTACTTAACTTAGGTACTGTAATTCCTCAACAACGTAATCAGTTGATAAAAGAAGCACTTGAAAAACAGTGTTCTCATATTTTGTGGCTAGACAGCGACATGCATCTTCCTGAAAACACAGCATTGCAATTATTAAAACACGATAAAGAAATTGTAGCTGCCAGCTACAGTACAAGGATGCCACCCTATCAAAGTGTAGCATTTACAGATTCTAACGACCTCTCTCTAAGACTAAATGAGTCAACAGGGCTGCACAAAGTTTGGGCAGTTGGTATGGGGTGCATGTTAGTAAACACAAAAGTATACGAATATCTAGATTGGCCATGGCATCAATATATTGAACACAAAGAATCGCAGTCGATAATGGGTGAAGATATATACTTTTGTAAAAATGCAAACGATGCAGGGTTTGACATTTATATCGATGCAACACTAAGTAAAAATGTTGCACATTACGGAACTAAGAGTTTTAAATTATGAGAGCAGTTGACAGATTTGAACAACGAAGTAAAACAGTGTATAATGGACAAGATGTTTTAAAAAATCATTTTTTACATGGATATCCAAAGCACTATACTGATGATACAATGGATTATAGTATTGTTGAACAATATAAAGACCACGACTACGTTTGGATTATTGATAAACGTATCGAAACACTTAGAACGTTTCCGTGGCATTTTAAACCTACTACCCTTGGCGAATACAAATTTCCATATGTATACAAACGTAGTAAAAGAATACTTAGTTGGGAAAAAGTTAAACTAGTACCAACAAAGCCTTATACAGATGTGTTTGAGGAAAAGCATATTTGTGCAAAATATGATGTACTTGCAGGTAAGACATCGTTTGATGTTTTCTACGGTATAACATATGCAGAAGCACAAGAAAAAACTACAACTGATATGTTTTGGTTAGTTCCTGATGACGTTGAAGTAAGTGATTTTTTTAAGTTTACATACATGCCTGACGATTGGAGTCAAAAGTATGTGCATGTATTTCGTAACGGAGACAAAGAAAACAAAGACGGAATTATACTTGCTCCAAAAAATTATACACCAACCGATAATGAATTACTACACAGGTTTTATGCAGAGAAAAAAGAAATTAGTATTCTAGCAAGTAGACCAAAACCGTTTCCTGCATATTCATTTAGTACATATGAAGAATATACTAATGCTATTGATAATTTAGAAGTTGATATGTGTTGGTGGATACCTGATGATGTAGATATAAATTCTGAATTTGAGTTTATGTATATACCTCACAGCAATCAATATGATAGACATATAAATCATGTCTTTTTAAACGGTGATAGTTACGATGGTGTTATGTTACTAAGCAAATATTGTAGAATTAGTGAGCGTGAATTCAGACATCGATTCTTAGGAGTAAAAAAAGAACACGAGGTAGTAGCAAGTCTGCCAAAAAAGTTTGATACGTTTGTAGTAAATAACTATTCAGATTACAAACGTGCAATGAAGAATAGCAGAACAGAAATGTTCTGGAGTGTTCCAGATGATGTAAAATTAACAAACGATCTAAATTTATATTTTTCGCATCACGATATGTATAATAGAAATATTACACATGTGTTTAAAAATAACAACACATATGACGGTGTAGCACTATGCAGTAAAAATATAGAAATTACTAGGAAAGAAATTGAACACCGTTTTTATTCAGAAAAAAAAGAACACAACATAATCTATAGTACTCCAAAAACATTTGATTATTTTGAAATAGAAACATACGAAGATTATCTAGAAGCTAAAGAAAACTCAACAACTGATATGTTTTGGATGAGCAGTCCGCAACTTAGAATATATCAAAAGTGCTTAGACGAGTTTTACATTAGTCACCATAATATAATTGATCGAAATCAAACTCATGCATTTTTGCACAGTTGTGATGATAAAATATGCTTCAACGGTGTTTTTCTTATACCTAAAAAAATTACACTTACTGAAAACGAAATTTTACACAGACATCCTGTAAATAGAAAAGAACACAATACAGTGTTTAGTATACCAGCGCCATATGAGTATTTTCAAATTGACTCGTATGACGAATACTTGTATGCACTTGAAAATTCTAAAACAGAAATGTTTTGGATGAGCAGTCGAAATATTAATACTAGTCAATTTGATTTTGATTTTGTTTTTAATCATACAGACACATATGACAGAAATATAAACCATGCTTACCTGCACAAAATTGATGATAATGAATACTTGTTTAATGGTCTATTTTTATGTAGCAAAACTTGCACACTTACACAAAAAGAAGTTGAACACCGACATTTAGCAAAAGTAAAACAACATAGTACATTAGGTAGTACCGTAATTGTGTATAATAAATTTGTTATCGATACTTACGACGATTACTTATATGCACTTGAAAACTCTAAAACAGAAATGTTTTGGGGCGTTGGTAGTAACCTAAAAGACTATGACGATTTTGATTTTGATTTGTACTTTTCTCATAATAACAGTTATGATAGAACATCGAATCATGCGTTTTTAAATCAAGGTTACGAAAACGTTGATTATAATGGTTATTTTCTGTTTAGCAAACATAAGACAGTTACACAAAAAGAAATTGAACACAGGCATATTGTAAATGCAAAAGAATGGGATATTGTAGCAAGCTCATATGGCGACTATGATATATGTTTTGTTGATACCTACGACGAATATTTAAAAGCAATGGACGAAAGTATTACTGAACTCTTTTGGGCTGTAAGTCGTAATATTAATATCGATAACTATGATTTTGACTTAGCATTTGATCATCATAATACATACGATAGATTTCAAAATCATACATTTATTCACAATGCAAAAGGTCAACAAACACGCAACGGAGTATTTTTATTAAGTAAACATAAACCAATTACACAAAAAGAAATTGAACATAGACACTTAGTTGATGCTAAACATTGGGATATTGAAGCCAGTCAAGAATGCATTTATAATATGTTCCTTGTTGAAACTTATAACGATTACCTTGACGCAATGGAAAATAGCGATACTGAAATGTTTTGGGGATATAGTAATAATATCGATTTTTCAGAATTTGACGAAAGCGAATATTATTTTTCTCATGATAACTTTTATGATCGAAATATTAATCATACATTTGTACATTTGGTTGGAGACTTTGAATATCGCAATGGCATGTTTTTGTTTAGTAAACACGCACCAGTTACACAAAAAGAAATTGAACATAGGCATTTAGTAAAAGCAAAGCATTGGGACGATATTGCAAGTTTTCCTGTAAACTATCAAAAGTTTGTTATAAACAATTACAACGATTACTTAGCAGCTATGCAAAATTCAAAAACTGAAATGTTTTGGGCAATACCTAGTGATGTTGAAGTTGATATTAATTTTGAATTTGATTTATACTTTACACATGATAATACTTACGATAGAAATATTACACATATCTTTAAAAACGGAGAACATTGGGATGGTGTTGCACTATTTTCAACACATTCGCCTGTAACGGAACAAGAAATTAATCACCGTTGGTATGCTCATAGAAAAGAACATGATGTTATTATAAGTCAGCCAAAACCATTTCCAGTTTATAATATTGAAACTTATGATGATTATCTTAATGCATATGATACATCGCCCTCAGAGATGTTTTGGGCAACAACTCCAAATATTAAAATTAATGAAGACTTTGATTTAAGTTTATATTTTAGTAGACACAACAGCTATGATAGAACAATAAATCATACGTTTATACATAGAGTAGACGATAACGATTATCACAATGGATTATTCTTATGTACTAAACACGCTCCGTTAACTGAAAAGGAAATTGAACATAGATTAATTGCTCGTAGGAAAGAACACGATGTTGTTGCTAGTGGTCCTGTGCAATACGAAAAGTTTGTTATTAATACATACAAAGATTATGAAAACGCAATAAAGAAATCTAAAACAGAAATGTTTTGGATGATTCCACCAGAAGTAAATGTAAGTGATGATTTTAAATTTGATTTATATTTTACACATAATCAATGGTTTGAAAGAGAAACAAATCATGTGTTTTTAAATGGCGATGCTAGAGACGGGATAAGTCTAATCAGTAAAACTAGTCCAGTTACACAGCGTGAAATAGATATGCGTTTCTTAACCAACAAAAAAGAATACAATGTAGTTGCAAGTACACCTACACTTTATGATATTGTGTTTATTAGCAAAGATGAAGAACATGCAGATAATAATTATAAATTATTAACTGATAGATTTCCTCGTGCAAAACGTGTACATGGAGTAGAAGGTATTCATGCTGCACACATTGAAGCTGCAAAGTTGTGTAAAACTGATATGATTTGGATTGTTGATGCTGATGCCGAAATAGTAGAAAACTTTAACTTTGATTATTACGTGCCGGCATACGACCCTGATAGTAGAAAAACTGTACATGTATGGAAATCACAAAATCCAGTAAACGGATTGATATACGGATACGGTGCTGTAAAATTACTTCCAAGAGAACTTACATTAAATATGGATACTAGCAAACCAGATATGACAACTAGTATTAGTCCACTGTTTAAAACAATCAATCGTATTAGTAATATTACTAAATTTAATACAGATGAATTTAGTACATGGCGTAGTGCGTTTAGAGAATGTGTAAAACTTGCCTCAAGAGCAATCGATGGGCAGTTAGACGAAGAAACAGAATTTAGATTAAATGCATGGTGTACTAGAGGCAAAGATAAACAGTTTGGCAATGCGGCGATTAACGGTGCTAATCACGGCAAAAAATACGGAGAATCTAATAGAGGCAAATTAGAAGCTCTAGTAAAAATTAATGACTTTAATTGGCTACGCAATGAATTTGATAAGTTCAAAAATAGTTTGTAATTTTTGTTGGTTAGTTTTGCTACGAAGTGTATTTGCTAATCCGTTATGAAGCGGCTTGGGCCATTTGCTAAAAGTTGCCCAAGCATAGCCGTCGTGCTCATCATTTAATTTTGGAATAAATTCTTCTTTAATTACACACAAATATGTATGAAAATTAAAAGTATCGTCGTTACTAACAAATGTTTCTAATGGAATAAGTTTTACAATATCAGGTACATCTCCAATTTCTTCAGAAATTTCTCTTTGTAAGCCTTCCCACGGTGTTTCTTCTTTTTCGTTTTTGCCACCAACTAACCCCCAAACGTTTTTATTCTTACTTTGTATTCTATGTAAGAATAAAAATCGATTAGTATCCAATGTATAGAATAGCGCACCGCTACATATAATCTTGCTCATACATATAATTATGCGTCAAGTAGTATTAGCCATGTACCATGTGAATATTCGCCTTCGTAGGCCTTAATCCAATCTGTGCCAGTCCATGTATAAATTACACCTGTTGCTAAATTCTTCTGATTAATACCGTTTGTACTGTCAGTTGAATCAATTACAGTTTGCCAAGCAGTGCCGTCCCACTCAATAACATCGTTAGCGTTTGCTACAAAATCAGTTCCATCGTTGTTTTTCCAAGCATCAGGACCGTCATAGGTATAGTTATACGGTGTATCGCCAACACTACCGCCAACGTTTTCACTAGTGTTAATTGCTTCTAATAACAGTATTCTAAATCCGGCTACTTTATCGTCTGTTGGATTATAATTCTGTGGCTCAACAATTTTGTCAAAACTTGTATAACTATTACTATTACGTGCAGGACCTTCAACAACATCGCCAGTTGGTAGTGTGTCGCTATCCCACGTTATTGTTAATTGTGTTTCGTCCATAGGATTTAATGTAATTTGTCCTACAATAAAACTTCCTAATTCGGTTCTTAAACGTATTTGACTTAATCCAGCAGTATATGTTCCTGGATACGATTCGATAATAGTTTGCCAATTGGTTGTTCCAACTTCTCGTTTGTCAACAAGCCTTGCTATGTTGCCTGTAATGTATACTCCGTAGTTTTGATAAGTGGCAGACAATGTTCCTCTTGAATTAATATTAGCTGTGATATCAGTTTTTGTTTCTGGATCACTATTTACAGTAGTCGTTTTAGTTAACGGAACTGGCGTATCAGCATATGCACTAAGTTCTGGTACTGTATCGCCTAAGTCAACAGTTCCTCGTGTTTCATCAAATATATTAGCAACAACTTGTGTAATAACACCAAGTTTTTTAACTTTGGCTGGCGGTGATATAAAGATAGGTGTACTAAAACTTAATGTACCAACATCAATTTCGCTATCAACACCAATTGGCTGTGTTCTATTTGAAAAGCTAATTTGTTCTAAATATACGCTAGTTAAACTAGTCCAATCAATGTAATTGTCGGTAGTTTGAATTTCAAGACTAGGATTAAACAATGATAATATCTGTTCCATAATTTGGAGTTTTTGATCTGTATTGCTACTCCAAATATCAACATTAACACGTAGCATATATGGTGTAGGCATTATGCGTTCTACTGTATAATTTTTACCCTGTGTATTAAGGTATTCGTTGCCTGCTTCGTCATAAGCTCTTTCACGTATATTAACTTTTTCAACATATGTAGCATCTGCTAGACGCTCTCTATCTAGCTCCAATCCAGTAATATATACAGCCATACGTGGCACACTTGGCATTTTATTTTCACTGTTTTCTTTGATTATATTAGCAACTTGTCTTGTTAAATCGCCGTAACTTACTGGTATACTTCGTAATCCGCCGCTGCTATCTTGCCATTGAAAACCGCTACACAAACGTACTAGTTGTGTTATGTAACGTCTAATCTGTCCATCATAAAAATGTTGCATTAATTATCTGCCTTTGGTTTAAGTGCTTTAGATAAACTTTGTTTTTCTACAACAGTATCGCCACCAATTGTCGAGGTAGTCGAATTGTTAACAAACCCTGTTTTAAGTGTTGAGCGTGTATCAGTATTACTTAGTGTCATTCTAACACCGTCTTCAACTTTAATCCATCGACTGTTATCATATCTAAATAGTCTGTTTGGCAGCATATCAGTTCGTAAAAAATAATCGCCTGTTTGCGCAGCATTAGGAAATTGAATTCCACTTCCAAACGATTCGCCATTTGGAGCAATATTATCACCTAGTAAATATCCTTGATATCCTTCTCTAGCAGGAGTTTGAGAAACTCTATCAGCTAGTAAGTCAGCTTGCGATGCATCAAGTTCATTAGTATCAGTGGTAACCAATTCAGGTCGACCTTGATTGTCAACTTGTAATGTGTAAAGATTACTAGTATCGTACCCACTTTTTGCAGAATCTGCATCAGCTTGTGCAACCACTGCATTGTTAATTTGCATTTCGGTTTCAAATGTACTCAATACATCACGCAGTGTATTATTTGCATCATCACCTGCTGGTAAATCTAATATTTCGCTGAACTCTTGTCCGTCGTATATTTGCTTTAATTTAACTCTATAAAGATGCGGATACCATGTTTGACTAAATCCTTCGGCAGCCCGGTTTACATCTTCAACTACATAATATCTTTTTAATGCTACACTATAATCATTTAATGCATATTCATCAATTAAATGTGGAAATTCAACAACATCTCCTGATAGTATTTTTCGACCTAGCGTTTTAACACTGCTATTAATATGTATTGTCATAAACAGTGTATCGTTTTGTAAAAATAGTCCAAATTGACTTAGATTAAAATCGGTATCTGATACATTATATATTGCTCTCATATTATAAACATCAGGATCATATTTACGATCTCTGTTTTCTAAGAATAACATGTCTTGTATGTTAGTTTCTTTTACTACATCGTATTGTGGCTCAGATGCAGTTGCGTTTGCATCACTAGGATTTTCAGGACCAATGTATTTGTGAACATTTATATCTGTTCCGCCAATTGAAAATTGTTCATAGATAACTTTATCTAAGAATTCATAATCTTTTGTTTTATTTGGTCTATATAAAGATAAACGTGGCATATGTATATTTATGGCATTGATAAATACTAGTGGAGATTATCAATGGCCGATTTAGTAACACAAAAACAAGAAGTATTTGATTATGTAAATGCATTCCTTGGTGGTGGCATGGTAGACGTAGAACTCGACCCAATTCATTACGAAGCAGCACTTACAAAATCATTATCAAAATACAGACAACGAACTGAGCATAGTGTTGAAGAAAGCTATGTAACTCTTAAGTTAGTACAAGATCAAAATGAGTATGTACTTCCGCAGGAAATTGAAGAAGTTCGTCAAATATACAGACGCAGTGTTGGATCACGCACAGGTGGCGGAGATGGCGGAAGTTTGTTTGAACCGTTCAATCTTGCATATACAAACACATACTTACTAGCAGCTAGTGGCGTTGGCGGTTTAGCATCTTATGAATTGTTTGCTCAACGTCAAGAATTAGTAGGTAGAATGTTTGGATCGTTTATTGAATTTACATGGAATTCTACTACAAAAGCATTAACTATCTTACAACGTCCAAGAACAAGTGTTGAAGAAGTTTTGATGTTTTGTTATAACTTTAGACCTGATAGTCAACTACTTGAAGATTATAGAGCAAAGCAATGGATTAAAGATTATACACTTGCAAGTTGCAAATATATGTTAGGTGAAGCAAGAGAAAAGTTTGCTACTATTGCTGGACCGCAAGGTGGAACTAGTTTAAATGGTGCAAGTCTTAAAGCAGAAGCTCAAGCTGAAATGGAAAAGTTAGAAGCAGAAGCTGCATTGGCTGTAGCAGGCGGCACAGGATACGGATTTGTTATTGGGTAATGTATTTCATTAGCTGTCTAGTATTAAACCAAAGATCGTCTAAATTACCATTATTGTCAATAGTATAATCTGCCATCCACTGTTCGAGGCTCATACTATCTTTTGATTCGGGCATTAAGAATTTGCTACGATCAACCCAAATAGCATAATCAAATACTCCTGTATTTTTCATTGCAAAAAATTCACGCTTATTTCGTAGCCCGCAGTAGATGTCATATTCGGCAAACATTTCTCTGCCTAGTGCAGCACCGTCTTTTACATTATAATCACAAATAGCATCGTACCATTCTTTGCGATGGTTGTGTCTATCTGCATAGCACTCTTCTTCGTTATTGTAATTGTACTTGTTTTTTAGGTCATCATAAATGAATAATTTTGAACAAAACTGACTACTACTTTCAAACGTATAACCAAACTCATCACGAAGTATTTCGCACACAGTATCTTTGCCGTGTCTTCCGTGACCTATTACTAATAACTTTTTCTTCATAGTGTTATATTAACACAATTAGCAATTTTGTCAACCATTAAACTCCTAGATAACGGCTAAAAACCGGTGTTTTACAAGGGTATGGATAAATATTGTTAGCAACAAAAATACCCATGAGGAGACATAGAATGGCATTAACATCACCAGGTGTACAGGTTAGCGTTATTGACGAGAGTTTTTACACTCCGGCAGAACCAGGCACAACACCTTTAATTTTCATTGCTACAAAGCAAAATAAAAAGAATCCAGGCGGCACTGGTATTGCACCAGGTACAACAAAAGCAAACGCAGGTAAAGTATATTTGATGAGTTCACAACGTGAATTGTCAGAAACTTTTGGCGATGCATTGTTTTATTCAGATGCAAGTAATAATATGATTCACGCAGGTGAACAAAACGAATACGGATTACAAGCAGCATATAGTTATCTTGGCGTAGCTAATCGAGCATATGTTGTAAGAGCCGATGCAGACCTTAGCGAACTAACAGGCAGTGCAACCGAAGTTGCTGGAGATCCTGCTGATGGTTCTTGGTGGTTTGACACAGACGATACAAGCTACGGCATTTTTGAATGGAACGGCGAAGCTGCTAGTGTTACTAACGGACAAAGTTTTGTAAACAAAGTTCCAACAGTAATTACTGACACTTCAAAAGTTGTTAATTATGCTGGATCAGATTTTACTCCAAAAACTAGCGTAGGCGCAGTAGGCGATTATGCTATTGTTGCTGTAACAAATACAAATCGCCTATGGTATAAAAATTCAACAGGTGCATGGGTAGAAGTAGGTTCTAATGCTTGGATTGCAAGTTGGGCATTTGTTTCAGGTACAGCAGGTTCAACACCTAGTGGAACAGGTAACATTGTATTTACAATCGACGGAACACCAACAACAGTTACAACTACAGGTACAACATTAAACCAAGTAGTAAGCGATATTAATGGCGATGCTGGTGCCCAAGGCGAAGGCATTAGTGCTACCGCAACAGGTAACAAACTAAACTTGTTTTATAACGGTTCAGCAGGCTCACAAAGTGTTGTACTAAGTGAAACAGCTAGTGTGCTAACCGATTTTGGAATTACACCAGGCACATTTAGAGCACCAGAACATACTATTGCTGCACACACAAGCGTACCAGAATGGAAAAGTAGAGATACAACACCACGTCCAACAGGAAGTGTCTGGCTAAAATCAACTAATCCAAACCTAGGCGCAGCGTACAGTGTAAAACAGTATAGTGCATCATCAGATAGTTGGACAACAGTTTCAGCACCATTACACGCAACTAATCACGCAGCAATTGCATCAATTGATACAACTGGCGGCGGAGCAAATATTGCTGCTGGTGCAGTATATGCAAGAACAAACGTAGCCGAAGATACTCGTCCGCGTGGTTCAGTACAACTTATGGTAAGACAAGCAACAGGCGCAACTAGTATTACAAGTGCTGCAATTACAGCAAGTACATATACAGCAGCATCGCATGATTTTACAATTAGTGAATCGATTACTGGTAGTGCAACTATGTCAACACCAGTAACTATTACATTTACTGCAACAGCAGCAACTACAGATGCTGATGTAATGGCAGGCGCAATTAACGGCGCTGGATTAACAAATGTAAGTGCTACAGTAAATAGTAAAAATCAATTAGTTATGTCACACGCAAATGGCGGTGAGATCCGTTTAGTTGAAGGTACAAATACTCCACTAGATAATATCTTTACACCGTTTGTATCAACTAATCCAGCTTCGACTGCAAATTTCTATTTTAGACCAGGTACTGATGTAAGTACAAGTCCAAAAGAGTTTATGGCATCGAATTGGAACGTACTAACATACACAGCAAAAGCAACTGCTCCAACTGCAACACCAGCAACTGGTGCGCTATGGTATAGTAGTGTAGTTGACGAAGTTGACATTATGATTCACAATGGTACAACATGGGTTGGCTATAATAACTTTGATCACCAAGGTGACGGAAACGTTGGCGCAAGTAGTGTACTAGACGAAAACGGTCCAATTGTATCAGCAGCAGCTCCAACAAAACAGAGCGATAATGCAACATTAATTCAAAATGGAGACATTTGGATTAGTACAGCAGATTTAGAAAATTATCCACAAGTATACAAATACAACGGTGATACTTCTAAATGGGTACTGCTAGACAACACTGATCAAACAACTGAAGCAGGTGTACTATTTGCTGATGCTCGTTATAACACAACTGGTGCAAATAGTGCTACAGCAGGAGCCATTTCAGAAATGGTTACTAGCGACTTCTTAGATCCAGACGCTCCAGATCCAGCATTATATCCAAAAGGTATGATTTTATGGAACACACGTAGAAGCGGCTTTAATGTTAAACGTTACGAGCGTGACTGGATTGATACTACAGCACTTAACGGTAGACAAAGTGACGCTTCAATGAGCGGTTACTATGCCAATCGTTGGGTAACTGAGTCTGCAAACAACGTAGACGGCAGTGGCGCATTTGGACGTAAAGCACAACGTAAAGTTATTATTCAAGCTCTACAAGCAGCAGTTAACAATAATGACGATATACGTGATGACGAATCAAGAGTGTTTAACTTAATTGCATCACCTGGTTATCCAGAACTAATTGGAGAAATGAATACTCTAAACAATGACAGAGGTTTAACTGCATTTGTTGTTGGAGACTCACCATTTAGATTAGCGTCTAAAACAACTGATTTACAAAACTGGGCAAGCAATGCTAACCTAGCAGTTGAAGACAACGATAACGGTCTAGTAAGTAGAGATGAATACTTAGGTGTTTATTATCCAAGTGGATTTACAAGTGACAATGCAGGTAACAATGTTGTTGTTCCAAGTTCGCACATGGCACTACGCACTATTGCATTAAATGACCAAGTTGCTTATCCATGGTTTGCACCAGCAGGTACAAGACGTGGTAGCGTAACTAACGCAACAGCAAGTGGATTTGTTAATGCAGAAGGTGAATTCCAGAGTATTGCACTTAACGAAGGACAGCGTGATACGTTGTATTCAAACAATGTAAATCCAATTACATTCATTAACGGTGCAGGACTTGTTGTATTTGGTCAAAAAACTAGAGCAGCAAACGCAAGTGCATTGGATAGAGTAAACGTAGCACGTTTAACTGTATACTTACGTAGTCAGCTTAAGAAACTTGCAAAACCATATATCTTTGAACCAAATGATAAAATCACCCGTGATGAAATCAAACAGCAGGTTGAAAGTTTAATGGTAGAACTAATTGGACTTAGAGCAATCTTTGACTACTTGGTTGTGTGTGATGAAACTAACAACACACCAGCAAGAATTGATAGAAACGAACTGTATGTAGATATTGCTATTGAACCAGTAAAAGCAGTAGAATTTATTTACATCCCGCTACGTCTTAAAAATACAGGAGAAATTTCCGGGTTATAATATCATAAAGTAGGGGGTTAATAATAATCCCCTACAAATGATAAATACTTGTGAATAGGAGTAATAAATGGCAATCTCATCATTATCAAAATTAACAGTTCCGTTAGCAACAAACGACAGCGCAAGCAGTCAAGGTTTGCTGATGCCGAAGCTGCAATACCGTTTCCGTGTAACATTAGAAAACTTCGGCGTCTCGACTCCGACAACAGAACTTACAAAACAAGTTATGGACATCACTCGTCCAACAGTTTCTTTTGATCCAATGGAAATACCAATTTATAACAGTAAAGTTTACCTTGCAGGTAAGCATACATGGGCACCAATTACGTTAAACTTACGTGAAGATGTTAACAATAACGTACAAAAATTAGTAGGTGAACAACTACAGAAGCAATTCGACTTTATGGAGCAAGCAAGTGCTAACTCTGGACAAGACTATAAGTTTGTTACACGCATTGAAATCTTAGACGGCGGCAACGGCGCAACAGGTGTAAATGTTTTAGAAACTTGGGAATGTTACGGTTGCTTTATAACAGAAGCAAACTACAACTCACTTGCATACGCAAACAATGAGCCAGTAAATATTACACTAAGTATGCAATACGACAATGCTATCCAAACTCCAGAAAATACTGGTGTAGGAACAGCAGTTGGCAGAACACTAGGAACAAACGTAACTGGTGGCGGTTAATATTTAAAACACAGATTGCTATTAGAATAGAGGGAGTATATTTTATACTCCCTTTTATTTTATGCGTAGTTTACGAATAGGATAAATACAATATGGCTAATCCTTTTAATGGTTTCTTTGATAATTTGTTTAGCGGCGCACTTAGCCCGAAAGGCAATCTTGGCGACTACCAACACGCTTCAAAAACCTTTGTAGATGGAAATTTTAGACTTGCTCCAAAATTTGACCATCTTTATCATGTTGTGCTTAATGTTAATCCAGAAATTGATTTAGTTAATTTTGGTGCATTTAATAATCTTATAAAACGTGAAATAAATTTATTGTGTTCCGCAGTTGATTTACCGTCCTATAATGTTAATACTGCTACTATAAATCAATATAATAGAAAAAAAGTTACACAAACTAGTGTTGATTATCAACCTGCAAATATGACGTGGATTGACGATAACGCAGGCATTAGTAACTTTTTATGGCAAAGTTATTTTAACTATTATTATAGTGATGCATCGCATGTGTCAAGCAATGGCACAGCACCTAATATCAAAGACCCAGCTTACGATCGTGAAGGCAACAAAAATACAGGATACGGCACAGGAGCAGTATTTAATAATAGGTTTGGATTAGACAGACCAGGCAAAACTGCAAACTTTTTTACAAGTATACAAGTATTTCAATTGCATCCGCAAGATGGCAAACCTACAAACACAAGTTTTACCTATATTAATCCTTTGATTGATAGCTGGGATCACAACAGTGTAGAAAGGTCTGCTACTAGCTTTAGCGAGAATAGAATGCGTTTTAGTTACGAATCAGTTATTATGGATCGTAACTTTACAAAAGTTGGCGTTACACCTAACACATTTGGAGAAGGGCGCTACGATACTGCTCCGAGTCCTAACAGTATAGCAGGTGGCGGAGCTAGTAGCTTTTTTGGCACCGGTGGTGTATTAGCCGGAACAAGTGCTACTGTGCAAAACTTACAAAATGGTAATGTGCTAGGTGCATTAATTACTGGCGCAAATACTTTTAGAAATGCAAAGAATTTATCGTTTAATAATTTAGCTAGTGAATTGATAGGCGCTGGAGAAGATATCATAGTTGATGCAATTGGTAATAATCAATTTCCGTCAAATGGAAATAAAAATGTAACTAATGCAAATCCAAAGGAATTTTAAATGAGTGACTTTTCAACCACAGACATAAATTTACAAGATTCAATATCATTATCAAAAGAAAAATTTCTCAATACAAAAAAAGAAAGTTTAAGTTTTCCAAGCAATCAAGTTGATGCAGTAGTTGGATTTTTTGAAAACAGAGGTTTTGATACACTAGCTTCAACTAGTGTAGCTAGTGTGCTACTAACGCAAGCAAAAGTTGACAATGCAAACGTAATGGAATTACTTGAACAATTAAAGGGATATGACAAAGTTAAGTTAACAAGTTTAATAGTTGCTATCTTAAATGCTAATAGAAGTAATATAAGCAAATTAGGATATAAGGCAATTGAAGCAGAAAACACTGATAACTTAGTAAGTAGAAATATCATGGTATAATGGCCAAGTATGCACAAGGCAAATATACGCTAAAAAATCCAGAAAAATATATGGCAAATAGACAACCGACTTATCGTAGTAGTTGGGAGTTTGCTTTTATGCGCTTCTGTGATGAACATCCTAGTGTAGAAAAATGGGCAAGCGAAGCTGTAAAAATACCTTACAGAAATCCATTCACAGGAAAACAAACAATATATGTACCAGACTTTTTTATGGTGTACACTGATGCAAAAGGTAAAAAACATGTAGAATTAATCGAGGTTAAACCTTTTAGTCAAACAAGTATGAAAGAAGCAAAACGTAATAAACGTGATCAAGCACATGTTGTATTAAATCAAGCAAAATGGGCAGCAGCATATGCGTACTGTAAACAACAAGGTATTACATTTAGAATTGTAACAGAAAACGATATTTTTCATACAGGCCGCAGAGGTTAATATTATTGCATAAATAATACTAGCATATTACGGATAATAACATGACTAAAAAATTAGAAGATTTACTAAACTTACCAGATGCAAAAGAATTCATTCAAGAAGCTGAGGATAAAAAGTCCCAAGCTGTTGCAGCACAAGAAGCATCGTTTAGAGACATTGAAGACTTAGATAAAATTGCAGCCGCATTACCTAGTGTAAAAGGATTGGGCGATGCAGCAGATGCAGAATTAAATGAAGTAGCTGACAAAGCAATGCAAGCATACGACGATTTAATGGACCTTGGCATGAATGTAGAATCACGCTATAGTGGTAGAGTTTTTGAAGTTGCAGGTACAATGTTAAAAACTAACCTTGATGCAAAAGTTGCAAAGATGGACAAAAAATTAAAGATGATCGAATTGCAGTTAAAGAAGCAAAAAGCAGATGCTGATACATTTTCTTCTCCAGCAGGAATGTCAGAAGGAGACGGATATGTTGTTACTGATCGTAATAGCCTTTTAGAGAAGTTAAAAGGTATGAAAGACGATAAATAACATATAGCCAGGAAAACAACGATGAACACATTTAAAAATATTTTACTAGAAACACACAAAGTATATCCTTTCAAGATCGGTATTGCAGGCGATCTTCCAGACGGTTGTGAAGAAAGTGTAAAATCTTGCTTACAAAAGTATGCTATAAAAAGCATGTCAGCAGGTAAGAAAACACCAATTCAAAAACGTCCGTTAGATTTTCCACAATTAGAAAATATTGATGTTCATTATTACGAAGTAGAACTACAGTATCCAACAACAGGCGATACACTACAAGAGTATATCGGACAGTGCTGCGGAATTGATGCAAGTCATATTATTGTTAGAAATCCGTTAGAACAACAAGAGCTATATCAAGAAGAAAAGGACGATGGTCCTTACGAAGCAAAACTAACACAAGAAGACATGGGAGGTGAGTCTGCACAAGAAGATGCTGGCGGTAACCGTGTAATGAACTTGTTAAAAGAATTAGAAACAGCACGTAAAGAAAGAGACGATGCTGATAGTGGCTACAAAATGGAACAGCCTCTAGAAGAGCCTACTAATGATAAAAGCGCAATAGGGAGTTAAACAATGAGTAGCATGGCAGATATATTAAGAGCAATGGATGCAGCTGATAAGCCAGTTGCAGAATGTCCACCTGAAATGGGTGAAATGGATCAAGGCGGATCAATCAATATTCAAATGAACGATGCAGGCCAAATGGCACAATTATTGCAAGCGTTGCAATCAGTACAGCAAGGCGAAGCACAAGAAGAAGAAGTTGAAGAATACGATAACGAACCAGAAGAGGAATACATGGGTGTAGACGCAGTACTTCCAAGTGGTGACGATTTACACAAAAGTAAGAAATCATATCCAGCAACAGCAGGCGGCGATAACCCAATGAATGTTGAAAGTATTAAGGATCGTTTATGGGCAGCACTTAACGAAAAGAAAAAGCCAGATGCTGACGGCGACGGTGTTCCAGACTGGGCAGACAAGAAGCCTGGCAAAGACGATAACGAAGGTAAGAAAAAAGGTAGCAAGCCTAAAAAAGGCGAAGTGCCTCCACAGTTTAAAAAGAAATAAAAATACAATAAGTCAATAGCGCCAAACGGCGCTATTTTCTTGACTAAATATTAACATGGCAACTTCACTAGATGGCGTTTTAATTAAAAAAGCCAATAAACAAGAAACATATACAAACGACCAAGTCGAAGACTTGATGGCATGCATGGATCCTGATACTGGATACTTGCATTTTGCACGTAAATTTGCACATATTCAACATCCTGTAAAAGGCAAACTCTTGTTTGATCCGTTTGAATATCAGTTAGGCTTACTGCACAGTTATCACAGCTACCGTTTTAATATTAACATGATGCCTAGACAAACAGGCAAAACTACGTGTGCTAGTATATACCTAGCGTGGTATGCAATGTTTAATCCAGATCAAACTATTCTTATTGCAGCACACAAATACACAGGTGCTCAAGAAATTATGCAACGTATACGTTACGTATATGAACTTTGTCCTAATCATATTAGAGCAGGTGTTACAAGTTACAACAAAGGTAGTATTGAGTTTGAAAATGGTTCACGTATTATTAGTCAAACAACAACTGGTAACACAGGACGTGGTTTGAGTATTTCATTATTATACTGTGACGAGTTTGCATTTGTGCCTCCAAACATTGCTGAAGAATTTTGGACTTCAATTTCGCCAACACTAGCAACTGGTGGTAGAGCTATTATTACTAGCACTCCGAATAGTGACGAAGATACGTTTGCTATGATATGGAAACAAGCAGAAGAAAAGTTTGATGTACATGGCAATGAACAAGAAGTTGGCACAAATGGCTTTCATAGTTTTATTGCACATTGGAGCGAACATCCTGATAGAGACGAAGCATGGAAAGATGAAGAAATTGGACGTATTGGTGAAGAACGTTTTAGACGTGAATACGGATGTGAATTCTTAGTCTTTGACGAAACACTAATCAATTCATTACACCTAACTGAAATGGAAGGTGTTGCACCTTCCTTACAAATGGGACAAACTCGTTTTTATACAAAAATTTCACCTGATAAGAATTACGCAATAGCACTTGATCCTAGTATGGGTACAGGTGGAGACTATAGTGCAATACAGGTAGTCGAACTTCCTACATACATACAAGTTGCTGAATGGCAACATAACACAACTAGTATTCCAGGACAGATACGAGTACTAAAAGACATATGCGATTACATAGCAAAAGAACGTGGCGATGATAACGGTATATATTGGAGTGTTGAAAATAATGGTATTGGCGAAGCATGCCTAATTGTAATCAACGATCACGGCGAAGAAAATATACCTGGTATGTTTATTAGTGAGCCAATGCGTAAAGGCCATGTACGTAAATTTAGAAAAGGCTTTAATACTACACATAGTGCAAAAGTAACTGCATGTAGTAGATTAAAGACAATGGTTGAAAATAAAAAATTAATTATTCATAGTAAACCTTTTATAAGTGAACTAAAAGCATTTGTTGCAACAGGCAGTAGTTATCAGGCAAAGCCAGGCGGTACTGATGACTTAATTAGTTCAATGTTGCTCGTACTTAGAATGATTACAGTAATGAAAGATTGGGATATTAATATCTATAATTCATTTACACAGATGGAATCGGGCGCAGAAGAAGACTACGAAATGCCCATGCCTATCTTTGTTAGTGGCAGTTATTGATAAATATAAGTATGAATAAGTTTAATAATTTTGCATCAGATATGTTTAATAAGATACGTGGACGTTTTACCGACGTAGAAATTGGTAACGAAAACGGTACTGTAACAAATGTACCCGAAGAAGCTCGCTTTTTTGAATTTGCCTACAAAACAAAAGGCATGGAACTAGGAAAAGTAAGTGTATCTCTTGATGAAGAAAATGGTGTTACTGTAATTGTTGCAAAAGACTTTGTAAATGGACAAGTAGAATCAATTCAAGACGATTGGTATAACTTTTTAAAAGAGCTTAGGGTGTTTGCAAAAAAACGCATGTTAAAGTTTGATGTTAGAGATATCAATAAAACAAACTTAGATAAAAGAGATTACGAATTTTTAGCAGTAAATCGTACCGGAGATAATATGGCAGAATCAGCAATGTATGGTAGCAATAGAATTAGTTACCAAAAAATTGGAAGTGCAAGAATAGCAATTAAGCATTCGGCTCCAATTAATGTAGAAAGTGCATCAAGTAGAAGAACAAAGATTGGTAGTATTTTTATTGAATCGCCAAGTGGTGAAAAATTTAAATACCCATACAAGCATCTAAGTGGTGCAAGAGCTATGGCATTGCATGTTAGTGAAGGCGGTCATGCGTATGACGATTTTGGCAAGTATATTTCCGGCTTGTCAGAAGAGATGTCAAAACTACGCAAGTTCAATCAATATGTTGGACGTAGTACTGTAATGGCAGAAACACTCGAAGGTTATGGCGATGTTGTTAAAGGCCGTATTAAAGAAGTAAAACAAACAATTGCAAATTTACAAAAACCTGCATATTACAAAGAAGCTGCTGAAAACTTTGTAGTACCAGTAATTGAAGATGTACCAACTGATATTGCTGATAGCTGGGTAGATCAATTAACTATTAAACAGTTCAATGAAGAATTAAAAGATGTATTTCCATACATTTATAACTTAGTAGGCGAAGCTGTAAAACCAACAGAATTAGGTCCAGAAGATTTAGTCGCAGAAGCAGTTGAAATGTGCCCAGATGCATGTTGCGGCAAACCTGTAACAGAATGTGCATGTGGACCAGATTGCAAGCATTGCGACTGTCACGAAAAGAACAAGGCAACAAACGAAACAACAGTAAGCAGTATTGATTCTCTTATTGAAAAAGCAATTGATAAACTAATGGGACAGTTTGCTGAAAGTACAGATACTTGTAAGCATTGTGGTTGCGAAGTAGGCAATCCTAAATCAGGATGCGATTGCGAAGAAGATTGTCATGCTGAAGCAGACGATACAATGGATGTCAAAATTAACCAAAAAGGGCAACTAGCAAAAGCAGGCACACCAGAACCAGAAGAAGAGCAAAAGACACCAATTGGAGAGTTTATTCTATCTTATTTTGATAGAGAAAACGGAACTTTTCCTAAAGGCGAAACAGCAGTACTTACTATGGTAGAAAAAGATTATGGTCCTCAATATGTAGAACCAGCTGCTCAATTTATTGAAAAAGTAGAAGCTATGGTTGCAGAGCGTAACGCACAAAAAGCAGAGTATAGCAGATATCCAGAAACAGAAGTGGCTAAACAGCAAGGCGAAGGCGAATATAGAGATGCTCGTTTAGCAACTATTCGAAAAGATAGAACCGATCGTTTGAATGCTATTCAAAAAGGTAGAGACGATCGTCAAGCAGAACTTCAAAAGTCTAGAGATGAAAGATCAATTAAAAATCGAAAAGAAGCAGCAATAAACAGAATTAAGAATTTAGCAGGTTTAAAATAATCACTAATGAAAAAAGAAAAGTTGTGGATATTTGGAGATAGTCATTGCGATCCTACATATAGAAATGACTTAACCTATGTAGCATGGCCTGTAGCTATTAAGAAAACAATAAAAGTAATAAATTACTCGGTAGCCGGTTCAGGCCCAGATTACCAACTGCAAAGATTTATAGACGCAGTTAAAAAATCAAAAAAAGAAAAACTTAAAAATATTAGTGTATTTTTTGTTATACCTAGTATATACAGATTTAATTTAAAATTTATAAATAATCAAACCCCAAGACACCAGTCTTACTCAGAAGTTTATGCTGTTCATCTTAATAACAACTGGGATCTAGAAACAAGAGAAGAAATGCTAAATCTTGTAGGCGAATCATTCGGTGAACGTTGTTCATTTCTTGATTTGTTTTTACATGAATATGTTTTACACAGTACATATACTCAAACCGAAATGTTAAAAATTATTACAATCCTTAAAGAAATGAGCAAATATTTTAAAAAAATGTATGTAGTTTCTGCAGGATGCCCAGTTGATTTGGAATTTCGCAAGGGTTTCAGGCTCTCTATTGAAAATACTAAAAATTTTTATTGCTCTAAAGATACAGTATATAACGTTTTTCCACCAACGTACGGTTTCGGCAATGATCCGCGTAACAATCATCTTCCTAAACACGCACATAAAAATTTACTTACAAAAATAGAAAATTGGTTGCATACTGGAAACACATTTGATTTTAAAGAAATAGACTAGAAAAGACTTGACAAGGTAAATAAAACAGTGTAGTATGTAATAGTACTGCACATTAAGGCATACAACAACACAAGACATAGGCAACATTATAGGAGGCATAACTATGGCATCATTAGCAGAAATTAGAGCAAAACTTAAAGAACAAGAAGCCGGCGCAGGCGGTCAACGCACAGGCGGTGGCGACAACGCAATTTACCCATTTTGGAATATGAAAGAAGGCGAACAAACTACTCTTCGCTTCTTACCTGATGGGGACGATTCAAACACTTTCTTCTGGAAAGAACGTTTGATGATTAAACTTCCATTTAGCGGTATTAAGGGCGACACAAGTTCACGCCCAGTACAAGTACAAGTTCCATGCATGGAAATGTACGGCGAATCCTGTGGCATTCTACAGGAAGTACGTGGTTGGTTTAAAGATCCAGCATTAGAAGATATGGGTCGTAAATATTGGAAGAAACGTTCATATATCTTCCAAGGATTTGTTACAGATAATCCACTAGCAGAGGACTCTACACCAGAAAATCCTGTTAGACGTTTTATTATTGGTCCACAAATCTTTCAGTTAATTAAGGCAGCTCTTATGGATCCAGATATGGAAGAATTACCAACAGATTATACTGCTGGTGTAGACTTCCGTCTTGCAAAAGGTTCCAAAGGTGGATATGCAGATTACGGCGCAAGTAATTGGGCACGTAGAGAGCGTCCACTAAGTGACAGTGAGATGAATGCAGTTAATACACACGGACTGTTTAATCTCAACGACTTCCTTCCTAAAAAGCCAGACGAAGTGGCTGTTAAAGTTCTTGCAGAAATGTTTGAAGCAAGTGTAGATGGCGAAGCCTACGATCCAGATCGTTGGAGTCAATATTTCCGCCCAGCAGGCATGCAAGCACGTACAGGCGATCCGTCAAAGCCAGCATCACCACAAGCAACGGCTGTTAGTCAAAGTGCTCCAGCTCCTGCTCCAGCAGTAGACACACGTAATGATGATATTCCGTTTAAGTCTAATGAAGAAGTTGCAGCAGAAGCAGCACCAGCGCCAGCTGAAGGTGGAGCACAAGATATCCTTGCAATGATTCGTTCACGTCAAGGTTGATAAACTATAGTGGGGGAGCAATCCCCCATTACGCTTTTTAGATAGGAGAAACAATGGTCAGTAAAACATTCGATCCAACGAAATTCCGTAATTCGTTGACAAAATCTATTACGGGTATGAGTGCAGGTTTCAACGATCCAACTGATTGGATTAGTACAGGTAACTTTGCACTTAACTATTTGCTAAGTGGTGACTTTCAAAAAGGTATTCCGCTAGGCAAGGTGTCGGTATTTGCAGGCGAATCAGGTGCAGGCAAATCTTATATTGTGTCAGGTAATATTGTAAAATACGCACAAGACCAAGGTATCTTTGTTGTCCTTATTGACAGTGAAAATGCACTTGACGAAACTTGGCTACAAGCACTAAAGGTAGACACAGACGAAAGTAAATTACTTAAACTTAATATGGCAATGATTGATGATGTTGCTAAAACAGTTAGTACATTTATGGAAGACTACAAAGCAATGAACGAAGAAGATCGTCCAAAAGTATTGTTTGTAGTTGACTCACTTGGTATGCTTATGTCGCCTACTGAAATGGACCAGTTCCAAAAAGGTGATATGAAGGGCGACTTTGGTCGTAAGGCAAAAGCACTTAAAGCACTTGTAACTAACTGTGTTAACATGTTTGGTAGTTACAATGTAGGCATGTGTGTAACTAACCACACGTATGCATCGCAAGATATGTTTGATCCAGATGACAAGATCTCAGGTGGTTCGGGTTTTGTGTATGCAAGTAGTATGGTTGTTGCTATGAAGAAACTTAAACTTAAAGTGGATGCAGACGGCAACAAAACATCACAAGTACATGGTATTAGAGCAGCGTGTAAAGTAATGAAAACACGTTACAACAAACCGTTTGAAAGTGTACAAGTTGAGATTCCATATGAAACAGGTATGGATCCATATTCAGGTATGTTTGACTTGATGGATGCAAAAGGACTACTAGAAAAGAAAGGTAATCGTTACGAGTATGTTATGAGTAACGGCGAACCTATTCTAGAATTCCGCAAGCGTTGGACAGGCGAATTACTCGATAAGGTTATGGCAGATTTGCCAGCTAAAGAAGCACAAGTTGCAGCCGATGAAGCAGAAGCTGAACGGTTGGCAAGAGAAGCAGAACTAGCTGAATTAGAAGCCGAATTGGTAAATACCGATGATAACTTAATCGAGGAAACTGCTGAAAATGGATGAAGACCAAATTGCTGACATCTGGAACTTATTTAAAAACTATCTAGATAAGAAACAGCCAGAACTTGTAGCTGAAAAATTTGTTGATTTACTAGTTGATTATGGTGTTGACGACTTGACATTAAAATCTTCACTTGGCAATGATAAACTTTTAGATGCTGCAATTCAATACTACTTAGAAGATGAAGACGACGAAGACGAACAAGAGTGGGATGAGTAATGGGATGGTATTCAGATGTATCACGTGATATCTCTAAAATTCCAAGTGCTATACAATATTTTGAAACTGAACTTGTAGAAGCAAAACGTGAAGTTAGACTCAAAGGTAATGTTGAAAAAGCAGCAGCTGAGATGCCAGGAATTGTTGAACAGCGGTTTAACCAACTTCAAGAAATAGAAGCAATTCTAAACTATTTAAATATTGAACTACGTAGATTGCGTAGTTCATTTTTTAAGAAATATCTTGAGAACTATCAACGAGCTCTGTCAAGCCGTGACGTTGAAAAATACGTAGACGGTGAGGCAGACGTTGTTGACTACGAAAAGATTATCAACGAGTTTGCACTAATGCGTAACAAATGGTTAGGCGTACTTAAAGCACTTGATCAAAAGCAATGGCAAATTACTAATGTTGTAAAACTTAGAGTTGCTGGCATGGAGGATGCATCACTATAATGGCACATAGCGCAGAATATTTAAAACAATTAAAAACTTTACACAGTAAGTCAGCGTTTGGAAGCGGCGCTGACATTCCTAAAATAGTTAAAGAAATTCTTGATAGCGGCGAAGTAAATAGCTTTTTAGATTTTGGAAGTGGCAAAGGATATCTTTCACAAGCAATTTCCAAAGAGTATCCCGATATTAAGTTGTACACATATGATCCAGTGACAAGCCCAATTGACTTGCCTGAGCAAGTTGACATGACTTATAGTAGTGATGTTCTTGAACATGTTGAAATAGATATGTTAGAAAAAACACTAGACGATTTATTTAATAGAACAACAAAGTATCAATATCATTTAATTGCCTGTCATCCAGCAAAGAAAAAACTAAGCGACGGACGCAATGCACATTTAATTATTGAAGATCCAAAATGGTGGAAAAGACAACTCGATAGATACAACTGGACAATTACATACAAGAATATCACTGAACGTTATGTACAAAAATTTAATATAAATGTTATTAAATATATTACGGTGCTCAAAAAATGAAACTAGTACATAATTATTGGATGCCAACATCAGACGATCATTTTGAACGTCTAATTAATAAAAGAATAAAAAAAGGCGGGCCGCCTGAATATCAAGATGATGTTAGAGACGAAGCATACAAATATGTAACTGATTTTAACATAGCAATTGATGTAGGTGCAAATGTAGGCTTGTGGGCAAAACCTCTTTCTAAAAAGTTTAATCGTGTATTTGCATACGAACCACTTGAACAAGTATATATTTGTTTAGAAAGAAATGTTAATCCATCAAAAGTTTATATTAATAAATTTGCACTTGGTAGTACAAACAATAAAGTAAACATGGTATACGATCATATAAACACAGGCGGTAGCTATGTAAGCGAAGTTGGCACAGGATCAATTGATATAAAAAGAATGGACGATTTAAATCTTCCAAAGTTTGGCTTGTTAAAAATTGATTGCGAACGTCACGAACTTGAAGTTCTTAAAGGTGCAATTGAAACGATACTAAAATATAAACCAATTATTGTTTGTGAACAACAAGCCGATACAGACGAATGCGCAGGGTTATTTTTAAAGTCTTACGGTGCAAGAGAAATTACTAATGTCAGAAAAGACTATATCTTCGGCTGGTAGTAAGTAAATACCTACATGAATACAGTATTAGTAACTGGTGGATTTGATCCACTACACTCTGGACATATTGAATATTTTAAATCAGCAAAGCAATTAGGCAATAGACTAGTTGTTGGACTTAACAGCGATACATGGTTAGAGAATAAAAAAGGCAAAGCCTTTATGCCGTTTGAAGAACGTGCAAATATTGTTAGACATCTTGAAATGGTTGACGATGTTATATTAGTTGAAGACGATGACACCGGCGGCACAACAAAAGCAATTGGGTATCTTTTACAAACAACAACTGGTAAACTTATTGTTGCAAACGGCGGCGATAGAGTTGAAGGTGAAATTCCTGAACAAATAATGTATGGCAACAATAGAGATGTAGAATTTGTTTTTGGTATTGGCGGCGAAGACAAAAAGAATTCAAGTAGCTGGATACTTAGTAACTGGGAAAAGCCAGTTACTGAACGTGCATGGGGATCATATAAAATATTAGATCGCAACGGCGAATGGCAAGTAAAAGAATTGTCGTTTGAAGAAGGTCGTGCGCTTAGTGATCAACGACATTTTAGTCGTAGTGAACACTGGCATGTTGTTGACGGTGTAATTGTTATGATGCTAGAAGACCGCGAAGGACGAAAGACAACTCGTACACTAATACCTGGCGATAGTATAGATATACCAACTGCGTATTGGCACAAAGCTATTAATATTGGAAACAATACAGCTAAAGTAATTGAAGTTTGGCTTGGAAAAGAATTAACGGAGAACGACATTGAAAGAAGAGATTGAAGATAAGTTAAGAGTTTTTGTAGGATGGGACAGTCGTGAAGACATTGCGTTTCAAGTATGCAAACAAACTATTTTAGATAAAGCTACTGTGCCAGTACATGTCGAGCCGCTAAAACAACGAGACCTAAGAAAAGCACAGATCTATACAAGAGAAACAGATGCACTAGCATCAACTGAATTTACTTTTACAAGATTTTTAATTCCTCACTTGATGAATTACAAAGGATGGGCATTATTTGTAGATTGTGATTTTGTATTTCTAGAAGACATTGCTAAGTTGTTTGATCAGTGTGACGACAAGTATGCGGTAATGTGTGCTCACCACGACTATACACCTAAAGAAGGACTAAAAATGGATGGTAAGCAACAGCATAATTATCCAAGAAAAAACTGGTCTAGTTGTATGCTAATCAACTGTGGACACCCAAGCAATGAAAGATTAACTGCTGAGTTAGTAAACAAAGAATCAACTACAGGTGCATTTTTACATCGATTTAGTTGGTTAAGTGATGACGAAGTAGGCGAAATTAGTCACAAATGGAATTGGTTAGTTGGATGGTATAAGGAACCAGAAGACGGTAAACCAAAAGCATTACACTATACAGAAGGCGGTCCTTGGTTTAAACAATATCAAGATTGCGAATATGCACTTGACTGGTATAGAGGAAAAATTAGATATCTAGAAACTCAAGTAGAGAATTCAAAAAAAAAATTAGAACGCAGTAAAGACAAGATGAAACTTACAATGGATTTAGATTTGCCCGCCAAAACTAAAACCTATTTTCATAATTTATTAAACAGCTGGATAGACCCTAACGAGCATGTTTATAAATCTAAAGAAAGTATAAAAAAGTTTGAGGAGAGAAACGTGGGTATTAAAGTTGCAGCAATTGCACCGGCCGAAGACGATGGATTTAATCTTCGTAAGAAAAACGCATTATACGATCCGTACTTAGAAGATTTTATTATCGGATGTAACGGAACTATTAGTGAGTTTGACAGAGAGAAAAAATCAGACAACACACTAATAATTCGCGGCCTGGGCGGCGGCGGACAGAAAGCTCTAAAACATTGTATTGAAAACGATCGTAATTATTATGCTATCGACACTGGCTACTTACAACCAGGAACAAAAAAAGAATATCATCGAATTACGTACAACAATCTACAACAACAAGGCCCGATTATTGAACGCCCGTTTGATAGGCTTGAAAGATTAAAATATAAATTACCAAAATATAGAGAAGGCGAGCATATATTACTATGTCCTCCAAGTTTAAAAGTTATGAAATTTTATGGCGAAGATCTCGACAAATGGATTGCTCGTACAACAACCGAAATTAGAAAATACACTGATAGAAGAATTATAGTTAGGCAAAAACCAATACGTAGAGACAGAGTTACTAATGATACAATTTGGAAAGCCCTTGATAATGCATATTGTCTAGTTACATATAATAGTATTGCAGCAACTGAAGCTCTACTACATCGTCGTCCAGCAATAGCACTTGCACCTAATGCAGCAACAGCATTATGTAATACACAAATATCTGATATTGAAGGTAATTTAAATCGCTATGGCGAAGACGAAACATATGCATTTGCAGCACACCTTTCATATTGCCAATTTACTGCACAAGAAATGCGTAATGGAAAAGCGTGGCAAATTTTAAATGAAAGTCGTTAGTTACTATAATGTTGTTCCAACAGTAAACAATAACAAAGAAAAGTATCTACTATTACAAAATTTTGTTAATGGAGTAAACGCTGCGGGAGATACTGGTATATTACATAAAGGATATAATCTACTAGATTGCGATGTAGGACTTATACAAGGCTGGCAACACGAAGTTGGAAAAAATGCTCCTCACTTAAAACTAAGACAAAGTGTAATTGATAGAACACAGAACAAACATGTTGTTACTGCTGATAGTAATTTGTTTTTATACCAAACAAAAACAAACCAGCCACATTGTTATCTAAGATATAGTTTTAATGGAATCTTTCCAAACACTGGAAACTACTGTGATACTATTATCGATCCAAACAGATGGACTCAAATACAACGAGATACAGGTGCTAGGATTGAAAATGCTCGCAGGGGCAATCATATTGTATTATGTTGTCAACGTAACAAAGGCTGGAGTATGGGAGGTTACGATGTTGTAAATTGGATACACAACACTGTAAAAGAAATACGTAAATTTAGCCCAAGACATATTGTAGTTAGAGCACACCCAGGCGATAAAAAAGCAAGAGTATATCTTGACCCAAGACGCAGTCCTGTACGTAACATACCAAACTTAACAATTAGTCCATTAGGCACTCCGTTAGAAACAGATTTACAAAACGCATGGTGTGTTGTTAACCATAACAGTAGTAGTATTGTAGGTCCTATTATTAAAGGGTATCCTGCATTCATTACTGATCCTAGTAAAAGTCAGTGTGCCGAAGTTGCACACCACGGATTTAAAAGATTAGAAAAGCCAAAAGAGTTTGACAGAGAAGCATGGCTACAACGTATTAGTATGTTTCATTGGAAATTAAGTGAATTAAATGACGGCACTTGTTGGAGACATATGCGTCAGTTTGTCCAATAACTTTCGTTACGTGGCTTGATTAAATCTTTAGGTTTGTTACTTTTACCTACTGACTTTCGATCGCCTTTTAGATGATCAATATAAGCACCTAGCCCACTATTAATAATCGGGTGCCCTTCACCATTAACCAAGTTGCCACTAATGTTATTAATAGGTTCGTTAGGATATTTACGTTTAATCTTTTTTAGTACTTCGTCAAATACATAACTATCGTGCCATTCTTCCATACGGAATATTCCATACTCTGCATGTTCGTACACATGCTCAAATTCTTTTAAGAATTCTAAGCCAACTGGATTTTTTAAATTAATTCCGTAAAATCCGCACTCTGGCCATTTGCGTCCTCTGCCCATATAAGCAAGCCAAGAACGTTCAGGTAAAAAACTTTTAAATGCTGCATAGTCAAATTTACTATGTACAAATGTATCAGCATCCATCCATACAATCCAATCAGTGTTACAATGCTGTGCTGCATCAAATACAGCATATACTTTATTAGCAAAGCGTACAGCGTCCCATTTAAATTCTTTATGCCAATCTTTTGGACGACGAGCTTTTATCTCTGGCGGACATTTGCCATTTGCTTTAGGTACATTTCCCCAAGTTGATTTAAATGCATTTAATTTTGGAAGTTTTTGTTTTGCATCTAAAATTTGTATACGTGGATCTTTGGTTACTGGATTGCAGTCTTCGGCATATAATCTTAATTTAATATCAGAGTCAATGTTTTCACTAAAACTGTTTACAAAACGTTGCCCATATAAACTCAAAACTGGTGCGTGAAATGTAGATACTACTGTAATTGTCATTGACTTTTCCTTATAAATATGTTACTATTTAACTATGAAATTTAAATTATGGAAAGAATACGGTGCCCTTAATTCCAAAGATGTTTTTTCTGCTTTTGAGCGGAGTTGTATTACTAATGGGCATAACATTAGTAATAGTGATAATATTAATGATGCCGATTGCCATGTTATTTGGAGTGTGCTTTTTCACGGTAGAATGGCTCGTAACAAAGATATTTGGACCCGTTGTCGTGAACTTCGTAAACCAGTTATCGTCCTCGAAGTTGGCGGCATCAAAAGAGGTACGACGTGGAAGGTGGGGCTAAATGGAATTAATCGAGATGCTTATTTTGGGGATAGTAATAACGATGATAGCCGTAAGCGTTTACTGGGACTCGAAGTAAAACCATGGCGTACTAGCAGCAAATATATTTTGTTATGTGGGCAGCATGATAAAAGTTTACAATGGCAAGACATGCCACGTATGAGTAATTGGTTCTTAAATACATACGAAGAAATACGTAAACACACAGACCGTCCTATAATATTTCGACCTCATCCACGCTGTAGACTAGAACATATAGAACGCGGACTTACACACGTAACAAGACAGGAGCCTCGACATGTTAACGGCACTTATGATTCTTTTGATATGGGCTTTAATGATATACATTGCACTATCAGTTACAGTAGCAATCCTGGGATACATTCTATCATCGAAGGCGTTCCTGCTTTTGTTAGTACTCATAGTCTTGCTTATGATGTGGCCAACGATATAGACTTTTTACACGATATTGAACAACCATTAATGACAGATAGAACACAATGGCTTAACGACTATGCCCATACTGAATATACTGTAGATGAAATATCACAAGGTATTCCACTAAAAAGATTGACAGATTATCTATAATCTGTTATTATAATATTATGAGCAATTATTTACATACTATTGAAGATTGTCTTGAAACTATAGCAGGGCTGTCTCGCGATTCCAGCATTGAAATTGATAAAAGCGATAAGACTATCATGTATAGTATTGCTAGACAAGTTTATAAAGGAAGTGCGTTAACTGATAAACAGTATGCACTTATGAAAATAAAACTTGCTACATACAAAAATCAATTTTTAGAAAATAAGTTTGATAATTTTGATATAGCATTAGAATCATTACGATTGCCATTAAGAAAAATTGATCGTAGAAAGTACATCAAGATAGTTAAAATTGAAAATGTTGAATGGATTAAAATTAGATTTCCGTTTAGTAAAAAAGATATTATGAAAATTAATGCTATTCCTAAATTTAGTTATCAGCATGATAAAGGTTCGCACGAACATTACTTTCAGTTAACTGAAAAGTCAATTGACAATATTTGCTCTCAATTTATTAATACTCAATTTGAGATAGATAAAAAATTAGTAGATTGGTATGAAGAAATAAAAGTTATCAAATCTAACCCTTCAAAATATGTACCAGGGTTGTGGAACGATGCATTATCAAACTTACCTGAAAAAGCTAATATGTATACTAAAAATTTTAGTCGTTTGCAATTGTTAGATCGTAAGCGTCAACTAGGCATTGAATACATTACTTGCGATAAAGATAATACAATAGAAAATTTAATTGCACAACGTTCGCATCCAGAAATATGTCTTACTCCAAAAGAATTTTATTTAGACGAAATAATTTTAGGATTAAAAAAACTAGAACGGTTTCCGTTGCTAGTAATAATTTCACCTGACAATCCGTTAACTGAACTTGCTGCTTTTGTTGAATCATTTGAACAACACAATTTTAATACTCAAAAACAAACAGTATTATTTAGATCTAAATCATCCGACGAATATAATGTAAACAATTATATTAAAGATAAAAAATTAAATAATTGGCTTGACAATAGTACAGAAGTTGTATATATTAGTAAAGATAAACTACCTAAATTATTATTTAAAAATAACTGGCAGCCTCAAGCAACTATATCAATAAGCAGTATAAGAAACAATCATAAAGTTCAAAATTATATTGATTCATTATGCGATCTTATTATATATAACGACGATAGCCCAAGTATTTTTAAAAACAAATGGAGACTAAATGGCTACGTGTAGATTGATAATTGAAGACGAAGTAAACATTAAACTAGAAGGACTAGACGTTGATGTACGGAGAAAGTTATCGAATGCTCTCAAGTTTGAAGTGCCTTACGCACGATATATGCCACAGTATAAACTTGGTCGCTGGGATGGAAAAGTTGCTTTTTTTGGTATTGGCGGTACTGGCTATGTTAATCATCTTGACACTGTTAGTCAAGTGCTACAAAAAAATAATGTTGAAATAGTTGATATTCAAGACAATAGACATCCTATACAATTAGACTTTACACCAGTAACAGAAAACTACTGGAAGGATCAAGGCGTAGTATGGCCAGAAGGTCATCCAGCAGAAGGCGAAGATATTATTCTACGTGACTATCAAGTAGAAGCAATTAATAACTTTTTGAATAACCCACAGAGCTTGCAACAGATTGCTACTGGCGCAGGTAAAACTATTACCACAGCAACGCTGTCACACATAACTGAGCCGTATGGTAGAAGTCTTGTGATTGTTCCTAACAAGTCGTTAGTAGAACAAACAGAAGAGGACTATATTAACTGCGGTCTCGATGTAGGGGTGTACTTCGGAGACAGGAAGATGTTAGGTAAGACTCACACTATTTGCACTTGGCAGAGTTTAAATATTCTAGACAAGAAGCAAAAAGACGGCTCAGCAGTGTTATCACTTGCAGAGTTTCTAGAAGGTGTAAGCACTATTATTGTCGACGAAGTACACCAAGCCAAAGCAGAAGTTCTTAAAAACCTGCTCACTCGCAACCTACGTAATGCACCTATACGTTGGGGACTAACTGGTACAGTACCTAAAGAAAAGTTTGAGTTTGAAAGTATTCATGCTAGTCTTGGTCCTGTAATTGGCAACATCTCGGCAAAAGAATTACAAGACAAAGGTGTACTGTCAGAATGTCATGTTAATGTAGTACAATTGATTGACACAGTAGCACACAGCGGTTACCAAGAAGAATTAAAATATCTTGTTAACAATCCAGCAAGAATAGAATATATAGGCAAATTATTAAACACAGTAAAAGAATCAGGCAATACATTAATACTAGTAGATAGAATTAGCGCAGGCGAAATGCTTGCTGAACTTATACCAGGCAGCACATTTGTAAGCGGTGCTGTTAAAAACAAAGACAGGAAAGAAACATATGATACAATCCGTGAAGGAACTAATGAGGTTATTATCGCGACCTATGGAGTTGCTGCCGTGGGTCTTAACATTCCTCGTATTTTTAACTTGGTTCTTTTGGAGCCTGGCAAGTCCTTTGTAAGAGTAATTCAATCTATTGGTAGAGGTGTAAGAAAGGCAAAGGACAAAGACTTCGTGCAAATATGGGACTTGACATCTACATGCAAGTTTGCGAAGCGGCACCTTACCCAACGTAAAAAGTTTTACAAAGAGGCGCAGTACCCATTCACTATCGAAAAAGTTGATTGGAATTAACATGCGAATAATGACACTTGAAAACGAAAGTTTTCTATTAAATTCCTTGCCTGAAGTAATCGAAGATGATTTACGATTTGCAGTGCTTGATAACAGTAACCCACAAGATCCGGATTTTTTCTTTAATCCGTTGATCTTTTTAGAAAGTTTTAATTCGCCAGCCATAGTAATGGAAATTGGCGGTAATGAAATTACTATGCCATTAGATTGGTGCCTTGCTGTAGGATGCAGCCAAAGCGGCAGTGACTTAGAAGTACTACCATTAACAAGTTTAAACGAAAGAGGCTTTGAAGCATTTTTGTTTAATCCGTTAACTGGTACACATCCACGCTTTGCTAAGATCGAAATTACAAATTTTTACAATGATGTAAAATGGTTTTTTCCAAAGATGCGTAACGGACATTTACTAAGCGTTCCTATCTTTGATGGAGAAAATCCTGATTGTGCATATTTTGTAAAAGATATTAATCGACAAAGTGAAATTGTTGATTACGGAAAATTATTATAGGAGAATAAAATGGGAATTAAAGCAGGAAAAATTTGGGGTAACACAGAGTTAATTCATGCAAATGGAGCACTTGAGTTCCATCGTATTGAATTCAATAAAGGTTACAAATGCAGTGAACACGAACATCAGTTTAAATGGAACGGCTTCTTTGTTGAGTCAGGACAAATGCTTGTACGTGTATGGCAAGATGATCAAGGACTAGTTGACGAAACTATTCTTAACGCAGGCGACTTTACACAAGTTAAGCCAGGCAAGATACACCAGTTCGAAGGCCTTGAAGACGGCGTTGCATTTGAATTGTATTGGGCAGAGTTCAATCACGATGATATTGTAAGACGCACAAGTGGCACTGAAGTTTGAATATGTAACAACTATGGACCAGCATTATTATGATAATGTTGGTCGATATATGCTGAACAGTTTTTTAAAATATTCGCCAAGTAATTGTAGGATAAATCTTTATGCTGAAAATGTAAACTCAAAGTTTACAGAAACAGATAAACTTAAAGTATACGACTGGAATCATGTAGTATATCCACAGTGGAAACAATTTAAATCATCTGTGCAAAAAGAAATAAAATTTGCAAAGAAAGGTTTAACATTTATACACGCATTAGAAAATATAGATACTGATTATTTAATTTGGTCTGATGCTGATATAATGTATCGTAAAGAATTTGCAACAAAATTAATTACAGAACTATGTCCTAAAAAATATTGTGTTGCATTATTCAGTCATGATTATCTAGGTGAAAAATATAGTGCAGAATCAGGATTTGTAATTGTAAATAAAAATCACAAACACTTTTTTCAATTTTTAGAAACATACAAGAAAGCATATGTTAATAAGCCTAAAGAAATTACAAAATGGTATGACGGGCAGGTTTGCATGTTTGCAGCAAGTAAATTAAAATACAAAGACTTATCTGAACTAAGCATAGACAAAAATACACATACACCGCTGAATAAATGTTTTTTAAGTGAATATATGTTACACGAAAAAGGTCCAACTAAAAAACGTTTACCGCCTGCATACTTTGAAAGTTTTAAATGACAATAGCAATATTTGGAGATAGTTATGGACTTGGATACGGCAATGGCTGGCCATCTCTGATAGGTGATGTAACTAATTATAGTATTGGTGGTAGTAGTTTTGATTATTCTTATTTTCAATTTTTAAACAATCATCATAAGCATGATACTATTATATTTGTAGTTACTAGTACTACACGAGGTAGTATTTTTACTACTAAAAATAATACCCCAAAGCATTTGGCATTTTATCAAAATACTAATTATCCAGATCTAAAAGATATGAATAAAGATGCAAACTGTTTATTCGATTCTCGTTTAACAAAAACAATAAAAAACGAAGTACAAAAAAATATGCATTACGATAGCAATATCATTTATCATACAGCATACTTAGATAGTATTAAATATCAGCGCCCTGATACACATATTATTTTTGCATTTGATTTTCTTGATCGTACTAATGGTAGTATGATTAATATAAGCAAACTTGACTGGCAAGCATTGGGATTAAAAGAAGACGATGATCATCGTTATTGCCACATGAGCCCTCAACAGAATAAAGAATTTGCTAATTACATGCAACACCATATAAATGGCGAAATTGATATTCACACTACAATGGCATTGCCACAAGAGTATTATACAACTAGCAATAGTAAGGAAGAAGCAGGTTGGAAGTAATAGTAACTGGACATAAAGGATTCATAGGTAATCACTTTTATAATTATATAAAAGATACGTACAACGTAACGGGCTATGATCAAAAAGATAATAATAGTAAAAATCTAAGATACTCGGATGTAACTAGTTCAATGCCCGATACAGATGTTGTAGTACACTTAGCAGCAACTAATGGTACAAGACTTTTTTATCAAAATCCTACAGATGTTTGTATCAACAACACACTGCCTACTATTAACTTGATCGAACGTTATAGAAACACTGATACAAAGTTTGTATTTGCTAGTACATGCGAAATATTCAACAGCACAATAGACAACGGTTACTACCATGTACCTACTGACGAAGCAGTACCAGTTATGTACAACGACATTACTAATCCACGTTGGAGTTATAGTATACCAAAAGCATTAGGCGAAAACCTAGTTGCTAATAGCGGACTTGAGTATCTTATCATACGCTACTTTAATGTATACGGTCCTGGACAAATTGACCACTTTATAAATGAGTTTGTAGAACGTTGTAAACAAGGCGAGTACTATATCAAAGGCAACGACACACGTAGTTTTTGTTATGTTGACGATGCTGTGCGTATGACAGACATACTAATACAAACTGCTAGTAACCAAACAGTAAATGTAGGACAGGACGTTGAGACACGTATAAGTGTTGTAGCAAAATTAATTATGGGATACATGGGTATCAATCCTGATAGATTAGAAATACGTCCTGGTCCAGTTGGAAGTGCTACACGTAGATGTCCTGATACTACGCTAGTACAAACACTTACAGGATTTACAGATTATACACCTTTAGAAATAGGGTTAAGAAAAACAGTAGAGAGTTTATTATGAAACTAGGAATTATCGGAATGGGCGTTGTTGGAAACGCAAATGCAACAGGATTTAGATTACTAGAACACGAAGTTGCAGAACACGATATCAAGTTTGATACTGAAATAACAGATTTAACAGATACCGAAGTTGTATTCATGTGCTTACCAACACCTGAAACAAACGGTGCTTGCGATACATCGGTTATTGAAAATGTATTACAAGAACTTGTTGATATTAACTATCAAGGTGTAGCATGTATACGTAGCACAGTCGAACCAGGCTTTACCGAACGTATGATAGACAAACATGAAACATTAACGATTTGTTGTGCTCCAGAGTTTTTGCGTGAACGTGCAGCAGCAGATGACTTTATTAATAATCATGAGCTACTTGCAATTGGTACTGATGATCCTTACGTATACAAAAAAATTGTAGAAGCACACGGACATTTACCTAAGGCTGTAAAGCAATTAGCACCTACTGAAGCAGAAATACTCAAGTACTTTAATAATTCGTATGCAGCATTGCGTATTGTATTTGCAAACGTATTCTATGAACTCTGTGAAAAGTTTGAGTGCGATTATTCGCAAGTTAAAGATGCATATGTACAAACTGGTAAAACAAAGAACTTCTATCTTGATGTAAATAATAGATTGCGTGGATACGGTGGCATGTGCTTGCCTAAAGATGTTGCAGCACTTGCCCATACACTACAGGAAAATGAATTAAACTTTGATCTTATCGAGAGTCTTAAAAATGATAATGAAAAGTTTAAAACAACAACTTTTAGTGGTATGCGTAAATGATAATTGATACACCTGAAAAAACTGAACTAGCACATGAAGCATTGATATATGAAAATGCTAATGGTGTAATATATGCTAGATTTAGAGATGAGCCAAAGAAATCAAAATTTGAAGGACGTTGGATAATTGGCGGAGAATTAGAAGCTGTTAACGAAGCTATGGGAATAGTAAGTTACGACCAATGGAAAAATTTATTTGCATTAGCCGACAAGTATCCTACACTAAGAAAACAACTTGACAAAACTTTAGATGTGTATTATATTGTAAAGGATAAGGAATAAAATGAGAATTATAGCAGGCCCGTGTCAACACGAATCATTGCCGCAAAGTTTAGAGATTGCTCGCGAGTGTAAACGTGTATGCGATAAGTATGGTATTGAGTATTACTTCAAAGCAAGTTACGACAAAGCCAATCGTTCGAGTATTAAAGGCAAACGTGGTATGGGTATGGAAGCAACACTAACTGACTTCCTAGCACTAAAAGTAGAACTAGGTGTAAAGACACTTACTGATGTACACGACTATGTACAGGTCGCACGTATTGAAAGAGAATTTAAAGATGCAGTTGATGTCTATCAGATACCTGCATTCTTGTGTAGACAGACTGACTTGATCCAAGCAGCTTGTGCTACAGATAAAATTGTTAATATTAAAAAAGGACAGTTTATGGCACCCTGGGATATGAAAGGTGTACTAAGTAAAACAGAAGGCGCTAAAGACGTCTGGATAACTGAAAGGGGAACAAGTTTTGGTTACAATAATCTTGTCGTTGACTTTACTGGTTTGCAGTATATGCTTGACACTTATAACACTCCAATTGTGTACGATATTAGCCACTCGTGCCAAAAGCCCGGAGGCAATGGGGAATCTAGTGGCGGCAACAGGGATTATATTCCTGGTTTGGCTAGGGCAAGCAGTGCTCTTGGGATTACAGATTTTTTCATAGAAGTTCATCCTGATCCTGATAATGCACCAAGCGATGGGCCTAACATGCTACGCTTAGATAACTTCGAGGAGGTAGTACGTGACATCATCAGTTATTCTTATTCCCGCTAGGTACGGTAGCACACGCTTCCCTGGAAAACCTTTGGCACTGTTAGATGGTGTTCCTATGATAAAGCGTGTGTATGACGCTTGTACAGCGTCTAAGATACCAACATATGTGCTTACTGATGACCAAAACATATACAATGTAATAGGTGCAAATTGCCTATTAGATCACCGCGATTACGAAAACGGAACTGAAAGATGTGCAGGTGCTGTTGCTAAGTTTGATATATTAGATCAATACAAAAACTTTATAAACGTACAAGGTGATATGCCTGATGTAACACTAGAGATGATTGAAAAGGCACAATGGCACTTACAACACTATCCTGTTACCACAGTGTTTACTCAAATGCAAGAAGACAAACAGAACGACCCTAACTCAGTTAAGATGGTACGTGCTGGCGACCAAGCCCTATGGTTTGGAAGAGGTATGACCGGCTACGGTGACTGGCACTTAGGAGTATACGGATATAAGCGTAATGCGTTAGAAATGTATACTACTTTGCCTGTAGAACGTGAAGAAGAAGTTGAAAAATTAGAACAACTACGCTGGCTAAAAAGTGGTTGGCAAATTGGTTGTTTGAGTGTACAATACAATGGAGTAGAGATTAATTCGCCAAGTGATGTAGAGGAATGGCATGCCAAATAAAGAACTAGACTTATTTAAAGAACTTATTCCAAGTATTGATATGGGCATCAAAGAGCTGTATGATGCAGCAAGTGATGTTGGTAAGAAAGATATCAAAGGTGACTTATGGAATCTCAATCGTTACATCAGTAGTGTTAAAGGCAAGTTCGAAGACCAAGCATTAGCAGTATTCAAAGTAAATGAATACTACAATAAAAACTGGAATGATATTGGTGGAACAAATCACATCAAACTACAATGGCAGTTATTGTGTGTTGCTGGCAAAACTGGAAAGAAAATGTTTCATCCGTGGATTGGTCTTAAAAAGAAAAAAGATGAAAGCAGTAAAGCAGCAAAATTGCTATCACAAATATATCCTGAAATGAAATTAGACGAGGTTGAATTACTTGCTAGAATATCTACAAAAAAAGAAATCAAGCAGTTTGCCAAAGAGCATGGTTACGACAAAGTTGACATCTAAACACACATGCGAATATTGTAATAAGAGTTATGTTAAAGAAAGCACACTCTTAGCGCATATGTGTGAGCCCAAAAGACGCTGGCTACAAAAAGATGAAAAACGTGTTACGTTGGGCTTTTATGCATTCCAACGATTCTATACTTTAAGTGCAGGACACAAAAAAGAAAAAACGTATGAAGAGTTTTCAAAGAGTAGTTTTTATAATGCCTTTGTTAAGTTTGGAAGTTTTGTATCTAATGTGCGTCCTCTTTATCCTGACAAGTATATCGATTATGTTGTTACTAGTAATGTAAAACTCGACCATTGGTGCCGAGAAGAAATGTACGAAGCATATGCTGTAGAGCTTATACGTAAAGAAGGCGTTGAAACTGCACTTGAACGTAGTATTGCAACAATGACAAAATGGGCTGAAGAGAAAAATAGTCGATTCAACGATTACTTTAGATATGTAAATGAAAACAGACTCACATGGGATATCAAAGACGGTAAAGTATCTCCGTGGCTAGTACTAAATTGTAGTTCAGGCAAACAAGCATTAAGTAGTTTATCTGGGGAACAGTTAGGAATGTTAAGCAATGTTTTAGATCCAAGTCACTGGGCAATGCGATTTAAAAGACAACCAAAGGATATTGAACTTATTAAAAATATTGCAAAAAAGGCGATGCTCTAATGACTGTGTATTCTTTAAAAACAATCGACGATTTAGAATACGCAAAAAGAGATTTAAATTTTGTTGTACACAAAACATCTTCTTTTGAGTTCTATAAAAATATTGTTAAACACGCATCGCCACAATACAATCGATGGAATCAATTAGTTATAAGATATTTTAAAAATAAAAGTAAACAATCATATACAAATCGAGACTTTATACATAACCCAATAGATAATTATAATTCACTTCTTGATGTATATTTTATTTTAATAAAAGATAGATTCATTAGAGATCCAATTACCATACACGACGATGGACAACGAATTGAAATACAACCTGGATTAAAACGTTCTTTATTCATTCCTTATTTGCCTAACCAAGAAATAATATATTTTAAATTTAGAAAATTTGGGCGTACTGACGACAGTATTCGATTTCTTAGTGATAATATAGTAATAGAAACATTATGGGGCGAAAATATTACTACACAAGTACGTCCGTATGATAGACAACAAAGCTATAAAAATTTAGTAACCCAAGAAGATATTGAGATTTATTTAAAAGACGATACTGTATATTTTAATGATATCGAAGTCTTTAAAAAAGACCACGACTGGAAAATTTGTTTACCTAATTTAATGGAGGAAAAATGAAGATATTAATTTTTGGGTTGCCTGGTAGCGGCAAGACTACATTAGCAAAACCTTTTGCAGAACTAATTGGCGGCGTCCATCTAAACGCAGACGTAGTACGCACAAGTTACGATGATTGGGACTTTACACCAGAAGGACGTATGCGCCAAGCACAACGTATGAAACATCTAGCAGACGGTGTTGTAATGGCAGGCAAGATTGCTGTTGCTGACTTTGTTTGCCCAACTCCAGAAGCACGGTTAGAATTTAATCCAGATTATACAGTGTGGATGGATACTATTTCTCGTGGCCGTTTTGAAGACACAAATGATATGTTTGAAACGCCAGAGCTTGTAGACTACCATGTAGAGAAATGGTTTGACAATGCACACGAACAACTAATGCCAGTAGTACAACGTTGGATGGGTATTAATCGTGTTTGATAGATTTAAACCTACAACGCAAATGCTAGGACGCTGGCAACCTTGGCATGCTGGTCATACTGAACTATTTAAGCGGGCTCTTGCTGAAACAGGACAAGTATGTATACAGATTAGAACTGTGCCACAAGACACTGATGCATCAGGTGGACGTACAGCAACACAAGATGATAATCCATTTATTGTTACAGATGTTATGGGAAATATTAAAAAAGAACTAGCAAAAGAAGGTTTTACATATGACAAAGAATATGTTATTATGATTGTTCCTAATATTGTAGATATTAGTTATGGCAGAGGTGTAGGATATACCTTGACAGAACACGATTTGGGTGCTACAATACATAACATAAGTGCAACAAAAATTCGTGCAGAAATGAGACGTAATGGCAAACTTGATTAAATATATTGTAGACTTTTGCAAAGAAAGTTATAGGCTGTCACCTATTGCATTTTATTGCGAAATGGTCGAAACAACATTATTGATTGTTGCAAGTGCTATTCTAACATTTACAGTATTAGACCCAGCAACAAAGATTTTTATTCCTTTGTATTTGCTAGGCAGTATACTCGGAGTTATAAGTACAGTAATACGTAAAGCAGCATTTGCAATAGTCTTGTGTGCATGGTTTGTTGTAATGAACAGCATTGCTATGGTGCAACTGTTTATACTATAGGATAGAACATGCCTAATCTCGAAAAAAAAGTAAACGGAAATGTATGTGATCAAACTAGCAACATTATCAAAACAAAAGAACATTTTTTACTAGCAAAAGAAAAATATAATTTTCGTATTTGTAAAGTTACACTTGGAAATCTTGTAAAGATTACAAATCTTATAGGACTTGATACACATAGAAGAACATGTGAAAGATTAAATGTGTTAGAACAAAAATTGTATGACATACATTTTGTTCGTAATGAAGCATTATTTAGATCTCTACTTATAACTTATGAACTAGCAAATTCTAAATGGAAAGATCCAATTAGTATTAATTATCTTAACAATAAATATTTTTGTCATCCAGGAACAACTAGACTTTCTTTTTTTCAATTTTTTCCAGACAAAGAAATAAATGTTATGCTTTGGGGAGACGAATGTGAACTAGACAAATATACAATTGATTATGTCTTTGACAACCGGCCGTTTGAATTGCTGCATCAAAAAATGTACCAACATATACACAAAGGTTATGTAAACAATTTACAATGGCTTCCACGTAGAAAAAGTAATGTTTCTCATTCAGGATTTTTTTCTAATAATTATGAATGTGAAATAACAAAAAATAATATATTCTTAGATAACAAATGCATTTACAAAATCATAGACAATAGATGGCATATAAGAGTGCCATCGGGTTGGTTTAGTTTTGATAGCACGAAAGTATAAAAATGCCAGATATTGATATTGACTTTGCCGATCGTAATCTTATACTAGATAAGATAGAACATCGTGTGGCAAAATTAGATACAGGTAAAAAACACAACACTGGTGTATATGTTACAGAGTGTCCTCATAATCCTATAGACAATCTATCTACTATTGAACACAAGACCGCAGAAGAACGTGGATACTTTAAACTAGACTTTCTTAACGTAAGCATATACAAAGACGTTAAGAACGAAGCACACTTAAACACACTAATGGAGAAGGAACCGTTATGGCAACTATTGGAACACAAAGACTTTTCAGATCAAGTCTTTCATCTAAACGGGCACAGCGAACTATTGCAGCAATTGAAACCTACTTCGGTAGAACAGTTAGCAGCGACACTAGCGATAATTCGGCCTGCCAAGAGGCATCTTGCCAACGAAACATGGCAAACGATATTCAAAGAAGTTTGGAAGAAGCCTGAAGACGGCAGTTACTATTTTAAGAAAGCACATGCTGTAGCATATGCATTATCTTGTGTTGTACATGTAAATTTAATCTGTGAAAGTCTTACGTACTAGCAGATCGTTTTATAAGTTGAACACTTTTGCGTTTAACACGTTTGATTGACAAGTTGTTGATATTAACACACGGACCAATTACTACTTTAACGTTTTTACTATTCATTGTAAGCAAACTATAATTAAATCTTTCCATTTCTCTTTTAAGGAAAATATTAATTGGTATCATTCTGTTTGATTCCCACCACCAAATATCTCCAAGGTCTAATAATAATTCCTTTTCATCAATAGTTTTTAATGAGGTGTATATAAACATACTTGTTACAAATGCATCTTGATTTGATATGATGCCCACGTATTCGTTGCCGCCGTAAGCGACAACACTAATATATGGATACTGATTCTCTATTTCTTTTAATAACATGCCGATAAATACTTATACAAGAAGGATCCTTTAATGCAACTAATACCTAGATATTTAGTCGAAAACAAAATAGACGTTGTATCAAACGATACTGGATTTGTTGTGGAGTATAGACCAGTGTATAGTAGACAATTAAAAATTTATAGAGGCATCGATAACGCTATTCAATTTAGATTTATCAATGCGGATCAAAAGCCAGTATGGATAACAGATACTCCGTACATAGTAATATTTGATGAAAACAATTCAAAGATAATCGAAAGAGCTTGTACGGTTACAGACGACGGTAGTACAACTTCAACCAAAGGCATGTTTAATGTATCGCTTACTGAAAACGATTTATTAAATGTAAAACAGCAATATTTAAAATATAATATCTATATGTCAAACGGCTCCACAAATACTGTTACATATGCAAATAGAGATTTTGAAAGTGCTGGCGTAATTATGCTAGACAGTGTTGCATACCCAGGTCCAAAATTAAGTAAAGAAATAATTAATTTTAAAGAAGAAAATTCGCAATGGTATGCAGGCAGCGATGACTCAACTAAGATTACAGCCGAGCCTGGGCTTAATGGCAACGAAGCATTACATACACTTGCAATATACACAGATTCATATGTTGGCGATATTGAGATACAAGGGACACTTGATAATCAAATTACAGGACTAAACAACTGGACGACATTGTCAACTATCACATTTACTGGCAATGAGTCTCAGCCTGTACCAACTAATATAAACGGTGTGTTTAGTTATCTAAGATTAAAAGCAACTGCTGATCCAACAGACAAAGTAACAAAGGTTCTAATTAGAAATTAAGGTAAATACAGCATGACAAATAGTGAAACAATTTTATCAGCATCGTCTCATGTAGGAGATAGCTCTACTCAAACTGCAACTGGAGACAAATACAAAGGTGACGGTTACTATAGTCGTGCAGACGGATTTCATACTGTACAATATAATCTAGCAAATGAATTCCGTGGCAGAGTAGTTATACAAGCTACACTAGCAACAACCCCTGTAGAAGCAGATTGGTTTGATGTAGCTGATACAGAAAATACATACACCGGAAGTACTGGATCGTTTATGTATAACTTTACAGGCAACTATGTATGGGTAAGAGCATATGTTGATACATGGACTGCTGGAACAATTAATTCAATTACATTAAATCATTGACAACTAATTAATACAATGCTATAATAATATTATGAGCATCGTATCTGATCTATTGACAGCCTATCTGCCTTCGAAGCGTAAAACTACACCTAGTGGTTGGACTAGCTTCAATGCACCTTGCTGTCATAACAATGGCAACACTACTGATACCAGAGGTCGCGGTGGACTTATCAGTGAAGGCGATGTTATAAGCTATCACTGTTTCAACTGTGGATACAAAGCTAGTTGGCAACCAGGACGTAGTCTTAGTTACAAGTTTAAAAAGTTACTAGAATGGTGCAATACACCCGATAGCGAAATTAATAAACTTGCACTAGATGTAATGCGTATAAACGAAGGTGTTGAAGTAGCAGAGCGCAAGATAGAACTGCCTACGTTTGAAACTGTACCACTACCACCAGATGCTGTAAAAATTGCAGATATAAAAGACTTCAACAAGTTTAGTATAGCTATACTAGAATATATAGCTGCTCGTAACTTAAACTTAGATGATACAGATTACTACTGGAGCCCTAGCTTAGGGTATCGTGACAGGCTTATTATTCCATTTTATTATGAGAAACGTATTGTAGGATGGACTGCTAGAACTATTACAGAAGATAAAAAGCCCAAGTATCTTACAGAAACACAGCCAGGCTTTGTATATGGACTTGACGAACAAGGCTACAACAAAGTGTTTGCTATTGTATGTGAAGGACAGGTAGATGCTATTCACATAGATGGATGTGCGCTAGGCGGTAGTGAAATCAATGACCAACAAGCAATGCTATTAAATAGACTTGCAAAAGATGTTATAGTTGTGCCTGACAGAGATAGTGCAGGTAGTAAGTTAGTTGAGCAAGCTATTGAACTAGGATGGAGTGTTAGTCTACCACTTTGGGATTCAGACATTAACGATGTAGGAGATGCTGTGAGTAAATACGGTAGACTATATACATTGTATAGTATTGCAAATGCTGCCGAAAGCAGCCCACTTAAAATTAGATTGAGAGCAAAGAAATGGTTTTAATTAAGAAAGTTTGGCGAATTATTATTTGGCCATACACACGTATCAAGGAAGAAATTACTTGGCGCAAGCGACTAAAAGAACTTAGAAAACGTGATCCGTTTATTTACAAATGAGTGAAATTAAACAAGCATTACAAGCAAGCCAGTACGGGCATCCTAATGTGTATCCTAACAGTGAACATATTAAACCGCCGATGGAAAAAGAACGTATTCGAGTTGTAGAAGCAGCTACACGATCAGATCTTAAATTAGATCAAACTAGACAAGTAGAAGAGCGTATGAAAGAAATACAAGCACTAAGAGATCAAGCTGCTACTAGATATGATCAACATGGCAAAACAGTAAGCCCAGGCGAAACACAAGGACAATATATCGACATTGAAGTATAGAATATTATTAGTTGCTCTTGAAGCAGAACTACCATACAAGCAGGCACCCAATGATTACAAAGTAGTATACACTGGTGTAGGCAAAGTTAATGCAGCATTTGCAGCAACACAAGCTATTGCAGAAGCACACAGTCTAGGCTTTCATCCTGAAGTATACAACTACGGTACAGTCGGAAGTTGTCAAGCAGAGCTAAATGGTATACATCGTATTACAAAGTTTGTACAGCGTGACATGAACGCAGAGCCACAAGCACCAAGAGGCGTTACACCTTTTGAAGCAGGACTGCCTTACTTAGACTTCTCTCCTGATATGACATCTAGTCTTACACTAGGCACAGGAGATCAGTTTGTACACGAACTTGAAACATGGTTAATAGAAAACAAAATTGACATAGTTGATATGGAAGCGTATGCTATTGCCAGTGTATGCAAACGTATGAATGTGCAATTCACCTGCTACAAGTATATAACTGATTATGTAGGCACACCGCATCAAGCAGACACGTGGCAAACAAATGTAGCCAACGGCGTACAAGAGGTATTACAGTTACTATGATTACTTGGGGGATAAGTGCAAACAGTCATGATGCTGCTCTAGCAGTATTTTCAAATGACGGACTAGAATTTGCTAGTCATAGTGAACGTTTCAGCGGTGTAAAAAACGATGCTCACTTAAATAAAGAACTAATCAATTATGCAAGAAAGTGGGGAGAACCTGATGAAATTATTTGGTACGAAAGACCCTTTAGAAAAACTATTAGACAACTTCGAGCAGGACAAGGATTCAACTTTAGGGAAAACAATATCAATCGTTATCTTCGATCTTATGGGATATCTGCTCCTGTTAGTTATATTTCTCATCACCGTTCCCATGCTGCTGCCGGTTATTATACTACGTCTTTTACAGATGCCACTGTTGTTTGTATTGACAGTATTGGAGAATTTGAAACGTTAACTGTATGGCACGGCAAAGGAGATACACTCGAAAAGAAATATGTACAAAGTTATCCGCATAGTGTAGGACTATGGTATAGTGCTATGACACAGCGTATCGGTTTAAAGCCACAAGAAGACGAGTATATTCTTATGGGTATGGCAGCTTATGGCGACCCGGATAGATTATATCAAACAATTTACAATGATTTTATTGACGCTATAGGCAAGCCTGTAACATTTAACAACAACTTACATCGAGGGTGTATGGACTGGATGCCCGAGTTACAGTCAGAACAAGACTACTTTGACATAGCGGCAGCTACACAGAAGGTATACGTAGAACTACTTAACCAAATTTTAGCATGGGCAGCAAGTCAAGGTTGGAGTTCTAATCTGGTACTCATGGGAGGGTGCGCATTAAATTGTTCGGCTAATCACCTAGCCTATAAGTATTTTGATGACGTATGGATTATGCCTAATCCGGGTGATGCAGGAAGTGCTATAGGGTGTGTGTTGGCACACAAAAATAAAACTATGCTTATGGATCATGCGTTCTTAGGATATGATATAGAAGGAGAATATCCAGTTGAAGAAACAATCAAAGAACTTGCCCAAACTGGCATCTGCGGAGTCGCGTCGGGTAGGGCAGAATTTGGCCCGAGGGCTTTTGGTAATCGGTCTTTGCTTGCTGATCCTCGTGGCAATGACATCAAAGACAGAGTCAATGTCATCAAACAAAGGCAACAGTTTAGACCATTTGCACCAGTAGTGCTTGAAGAACATGCAAGTGATAACTTTGAAGGATACTACAACAATTATATGCAGTATACCTCAACCTGTAAACATCCAGAATTGTACCCTGCAATCTGTCACGCAGACGGAACAAGCAGAGTACAAACAGTACCAAACAACAATAGCGGAATTAGAAAACTGTTAGAAGCATGGTATGCAAAAACAGGTTGTCCGATGTTACTAAATACCTCGCTTAATATCAAAGGCAAACCTATTGTAAATACTACAGAAGATGCACTAGCATTTGAAAAGCATTATGGAGTAAAGGTATGCACGGCTGCTGCAACAACGTAATACAATCTCAGCATTCAGAAGTAATTGAAGTTGACAACCACAAGTTTTGTGTTATAATAAGATATTGTAAAACGTGCGGACAAGTAAAATCGCAATCACATATAACGGAAGCAAAGAATGGCAACTAGACAAAACACAGACTATGGATATGATATACAGAAAGTATATCTTGAAATGATGATGAGCGATGCCGAGAGCTTTGTACGTTGTCAGGCTGTGTTTGATCCAGATAGTTTTGATAGAAGACTAAAGGCACCAGCAGAGTTTTTAAACAATTATGTTAGTGAACACAATGCATTGCCTACGTTTGATATGATTAATGCAGCAACTGATATTAATTTAAAAGATCCAGGGCAGCTACAAGAAAATCACTATGACTGGCTGATGCAAGAGTTTGAAACGTTTAGTAAACACAAGGCACTAGAAGCAGCAATCCTAAAGAGTGCCGACTTGTTAGAGAACGGTGACTATGGGCAGTGCGAGGATCTAGTTAAGAAGGCTGTACAGATTGGTTTGCAAAAAGACTTGGGTACAGACTACTATGCTGATCCAAGAGCTAGACTAGAAGGCATCAAGAGTACTAACGGACAGGTAAGCACAGGCTGGCCAGCTATGGATAAGAAACTGTTTGGCGGCTTCAACAGAGGCGAGCTGAATATCTTTGCAGGTGGTTCGGGTGCAGGTAAGAGTTTGTTCCTTGCTAACATTGGCGTTAACATGGCTGAGAAAGGCTTGAATGTAATCTACTTGACACTAGAGCTTGCAGAGAGTCTAGTTAGTATGAGACTTGATAGTATGACCACAGGCATTCCAAGTCGTGATGTGTTTAAGAGCATTGACGATGTTGAAATGAAGGTTAAGATTATTGGCAAGAAGTCGGGTGCATTCCAAGTCAAGTATATGCCAAGTGGCAAGACAGCAAACGATGTACGTAGCTACATTAAAGAGTATGAGATTAAAACAGGCAAGAAGGTAGACGTACTGCTGATTGACTACTTGGACTTGTTGATGCCAGCAAGCACAAAGGTAAGTGCAGAGAACTTGTTTATCAAAGACAAGTACGTAAGTGAAGAACTACGTAACCTAGCAATGGAATTGAACACAGTGTTTGTAACAGCAGCACAGTTAAACAGAGGTGCTGTGGAAGAGATTGAATTTGATCACTCGCACATCAGTGGTGGACTTAGTAAGATCCAGACTGCGGACAACGTGTTTGGTATCTTTACAAGTAGAGCTATGCGTGAACGTGGACGCTATCAGCTACAGTTGATGAAAACACGTAACTCAAGTGGAGTAGGACAAAAGATTGATCTAGGCTTTAACTTAGACACACTGCGCATTGAAGACTTGGGCGATGATGATGACGATGGTGCAACTAGTACAACTACAGGCAGCAACATCTTAGACAATATTAAACGTAGCAATGCACCAGTACAAGATCCAGTTAGTGGATCAAGTGCGCCAAAGCTCAAAGCAGATGCTGATAGTACGCAACTACGTAACTTTATTAATAACTTGGGTACTGAATGAAGGTATGTATTGCTAGTTCAAACACGCCAGACTTTCTTGAGCTTAGTCCGTGGGATCCGTTTGCACATCAAGTTGGTGAAACGGTTGCAGATGAAATTAAAAAATACAGCAGTCGTATGTGGGTCGAGTATACACCTGACAAGATGTATTATTATGCTGAACTATCACAAAAGCATTTTACGTTTTTAAAACTTAAACATTCAGAGCTAGATTTTGTTGGAGAGAAATAAATGGAGATGGATAATTCAGCATATCCTGAATTAATAAATCAAGAAATCAATTGGTTGCCTGGGGATACCAAGCAACTGTACAAATACAATCTCAAACAAAATGCACAAGAACTTTCTCCATGGATCAACAATTCTTTTACATACAAGTTCAACAGCAAAGGGTTTAGATGCAAAGAGTTTGATGTAGAAGATAATGCGGTATTCTTAGGTTGCAGTTACACCATAGGCATAGGGTTGCCTATACAAAACACCTGGGCAACATTGGTAGCACAAGAGCTAGATTTAGCCTGTTATAACTTAGGACTAGGTGGCGGTTCGTGGGATAGCATATACAGGATTAGTTCGTATTGGATTGAAAAATTAAATCCTAAATTTGTTTTTATACTGGAGCCGCCTAGTATTCGATATGAAGTTATTCCTTATGGCAACGTGAGCATACATGAACATCATGTATTTGAAAACACACCTTGGGGAAATCTTTTTCAGCATAAACAAAACTACAAATTAAACAAACAAAAAAATGTTACTGCATTGAAAACATTTCACAACAACATGTTTATTATTGACAATGACAGAGATTGGTTTATGGACAATCATGTGGATACTGCTAGAGACTTAGCACATCCTGGTATACAAACAAATCAAAGACTAAAAGAGAAAGTACTAGCTGTACTTGATAATAAGTAGTTATAATGAAAACTTCTTGTTCAGCAGTATGGAGTAACGTACACATTACCCCACAGGGAAATCAAACACCCTGTTGCTTCTGGCCATCTAGTCTAGAGTTTGATCGAGAAGATACAAAAAAACAAATGATGCAAGGAAAATCTATTGAAGGCTGTAGTGGCTGTGATAATTTTTCTAAACACAAACAGCCTAATCTACGTGATCGCTTCAATCAATATTTACCCTACAGCGACAATATAACCAGTGTTGATCTCAGTGTAGATAATATATGCAACTTTGAATGTGTGATGTGCAGCAGTGAATACTCTCATCTAGCAGCAAAACGTGAAAGCAAGTTCCTAGGCAATACTGTTGCTGAAGCCAAATACCTACACAATACAAAATACAAACAGTTGCCATGGGAAACTATTACTAGAGTAAAGATGTTTGGAGGTGAGCCTTTGGTCAGCAGCGGCTTCAAACAGTTTGTAGAGTGGAGCAAGGAACGTATCAACTGGAGTACAATTGACTTAGAAATTATAACCAACAACAGCGTAAGCATACCTGAGTTGTATCACGAGATGTTGAGTACAGCAAAAAGTCTAAGAGTTATAATCAGCAGGGACGGACTAGACGGTGTTAATCAAATGGTGAGACAAGGCGCAGAGCCGTTGGCAAAAGAAATAGCCAGATTTGATGCATGGAAAAAATACACCACTGACGTTACTATACACAGTGCTGTTGGCATATACAATGCAATGGATCAAACCAGTATGCGTAATTGGTTTGCCAAACACTACCCACAGTGGAACTGTACTATGGAAATGATACAGTCTCCAGCGTACTTGGACTTGCGCAATATGCCCAAAGAGCTTAAAGATATATATGCACAGGCTATCACAGAACCGCAAATACTCACGTGGTTGGAGATACCAGGAACAGACCATTTTGATGCATTTGTTGCAGTACATCGTGCTTGTGAACAACTGTATAGTATGGACACTCGGCACAACAATCCAATACTACACGACCATATAGAACAATACACAGGCAGTGTAGCAGACTTCGAAAACATTGGAGCTAGATATGCGTAAGCAACTGCATCTAAACACTGCTTATGCAAATCCAAAGCTATGGCTGTATAGACTAAAGTGGCATCATTATCTACCAAGACATCACAGTCGACCTTATGCCAGCGGCAGTTTGTTTGTGTATGATGCCAATGAAATAAGCACTGGAATACCCACTGCACACTACATATGGGACAAGCACATGAGCATCGTTAGACAATGGAGTACTGCACTGGTGTTACTAGAATTGCCCAGCTGGAGTAACAGACAAACACTGGAACTATACACCAATCTGCAGGACAATATTCCTATGACACAAGTAATAGTTTGGGGTAAGAGTAGCAGTGTTCTAGAGGAATGGTGCAGTCATGAATAAACAGTATGCATTTACTCCTCACTACGAAGAACTTGCAAGAGAACTAATGTGTGTAAACCTACTGCCTCTAGTGGACAACACTGAAAACCATCTGTGTGTAATTGACTACGAAACACTAGCAGACAATGCACGTCCACTGCCTTCAAGTGTGTACGCTAGTGAAGCTGTAATAGTATACTGTGGCACAGAAGCTATTGGCTGGCCCAGTGTACCCGCAGGTCTACGCAAAATGCTAGTAAAACTTAGCAAAGCCACTCGAGTGTACTATGCACTGATTAGCCCTGCTCAAGTGCGCAGTTGTGATTTACCTGGTGAAGGCGGGTTTGTGTACAACAGCTGGGAACATCAAACTGTAAAATCCTGCAGTACATGGTGGCGCTATCAAGAACTCAAACCCACTAGAGATATACTGTGGATGAGCAGACGAATTGCACCTGAACGAATGGTGATATATCATCACTTGACACACCAAACACAGCACAGTGTGTACGCTAGTATGGGCAACACCAACTACTGGGCCACTGTCGCAAACGAAACCTGGAGAAATCATTTTGTACCTGAGCTGTATGCAGACCCTGATCACGCTCTTAGATTCTACCGTAGAGTGGGCAACCATCGAGAAATACAGCTTCTTCCTAGAGCTTTCACACACCGCCAAGGTCCGTGGAACATGCGAGAACATGATATAATGGGCAAAGGAGGAATTGGAATTGCTATAGCTAATGCACACACTGTTTGGGTTGGTGATAGCCATGCACTAAATCCCACTGAAGGAATTATACACACTGAAAAACTATTCAAAGTGTTTGCAGTTGGTAGAAGTGTGCATCCATTTGGAGCTCAACACTATATCAGAGATCTAGTAGAGCTTGGCTATGACTTTGAAATACCTGAATACGACACTATAGCAGACGGTGCCGCTAGACTCGCACAGTATCTACACAGTGACCCACCACGCCAAGATAGTATACACAATAGAAGTGTACTGCACACTAGAACACAGCACAACCCACTGCCACCAGAGTTTGAATGTACTAGAACCGACCCTAGTGTAGAAAGACCAGAAACAAGCAATTGGTTGTGGCACATGGCTAAAAAAACTGCACTTCGCCAACAAGCCACGTAGTGGTTTAGCGCCGCAAATAGCTGCGAAGCAGCTTGCAGCAAAAAATTCTAGTACCATACTAGTGGACCATATACACTATAAAAAACATACACACCATACTCATACGGCCCCGTACGACATGCCGTTAGCTACCGTACGACAAGGTTATACAAAAGAAGTCATTTTATCATAAGAGAACGGTATGCAATCGTGATATTTCATAGCTACATATGTTATGCGACTATCACATTCATGTAGTGCAATAAACCTAGCACGATGACTACCGGGATAGTCAGGATGCTCTAGTATACTAAAACGATGATGCATTAGCTCTACCTTGAAGTATTGTACTTTACCCAAATAAGGATAATTGAACGGATCTTCACTTGACCTATGTACAGTAACAAACCATTGAGCCATACAGTATTTATAGTGAATATCTCGTATACTCGATAACTTCGCTGCACTACGTGTCGTCTATTGACTCACTTCGTGTTGCTCGATATAGTCGAGAACGTTATAGTCCTAAAAGATACATCCATACGGGTATTAGTATAAAGTGTAGAAACACACATAGACCAATCATTAGTACAACTATCTTAGGATTTCCTCTATCACCGTGCATACAGTTATATATCCGAAATGGGTCCTGCAGGGTAAAAATTTTGCTGCGCAGTTTTTTATAGAGAAGTACTTATGCTTTCACGGTGGTGATTTTGCAACCCCACTACTAGCTAAGTGCTTGTATTAATTGTATAATATACTAAGCGACCGACCTCTCAAAATTTTTTTTTTTTCGTTAGTGACCGACCAAAGAAAAAGAGACAACCATTTCTGATTGCCTCTCCGTCTAGTGTAGTCTAGGATAGTCTAACTCCCTACGAGTCTCAACAGGCTCCTAGCTGCCTATTCTCCTACGTGCAATGGTGTTAGAAGCGTAGCTGTAACCTTCCATGTAGTAGCACTAGCCCTGTCCTTTACTAGCACAGTCTTAGGATTGATCTTGCGCACACTACCAGTAACAGTCGCACCACCTCTGCCTTCAAAGGTGACTACATCACCTACCCTCAGCTTGCGTGTCATGTTGCGAGCAATGTATGTTCGCTGACTCTTGACTGCTGCAATAACTCTATTGAGTTCGTCGTTGTCCATGCGTTGGATTTGATCTAGTACTGTATTAATCATAGTCATTGTGATACCCTCATATCTTGTTTGTTAATATACATACAGTATACGACACATGCCGTATACTGTCAACCTCTTATACTATGTAGGCTGCCTTAGTTGCATCCACCTTTAGTTCGTTTGGAATGCTGTTGGGCATGTAGGTGTAAGGCTTGTTCCACGCTGTACCAATAGTGATATCAGTGTAGTGGCTGCGGTGGAAGTAGTCTGTCATCGCATCATCATTGTTGAAGTAGTTAGGACCTTTCATTGCGTCCAATAGTTCGTTTAGGAAGTTGCGAGCAATGCCTGAATAGTGTTGATCGATCCAATACTCGTTGACATCAATGTAGGCTTCTCCACGCATGTAGTCTGAGAAGTCAATGCCACCACTCTTAACTGTTACACACAGTGTTGAATGATTGCGCACACGGATTGAACCTTTCATACCATACTTGTTGAGCACTGCCTTGATAGCTGGTGCTAATGATTTTTTGTCTGCTTGTGATACATATGCCATTGTGTTTTGCCCTCTTACAATGTTTAACTTATAGTAACAGTATACGACATCTACCGTATACTGTCAACCATTTAATTAATAATATTCTTCTACCACAGGAGAGTTCAACCAGTTGTTGAGACAATAGTTCTCAAGCTCGCGGATCACCCGACCATAGAACTGATACTTGCGCTCTGCTTCAGCGTGGCTTATCTCTCCATCACAGTGTAGGTTCTCAGGTGACAAATCTCTGTCCAGTCTACGTGCAATAGTGTCCACACTCTTCTGGCTAAGTGGAAAGGTGATGTTGGTGCCATAAAAGCCACCGAACATCAAGTTTTCGTTTATATAGTTGTTGAGGTTTTTCATATTAGGCCTCACACACTGCTAGGACACCTGGATTGATCCATTCGGCATACAAGCCCAGTGGATCCAGTATATCATTGATACGGTTGCTTACGCCCATGATGTAGCCAGTGCAATCACCGTCTGTCATCATATAGTAGTCAGCCCATGTGTGGTGCTCATCACCACTCTCTGCACTGATGCGAAAGCTGTCTTCGCCGTAGTATCCACCTTCAATAGTTGGACAACCAATCTTGTTCAATTGATTGTATGCTGTTCTTAAATTGCGTTTCATGTAAATGCCCTCTACATTGTTTTGTTTATACTAATATTATACGACAGGATTGGTATGCTGTCAACCAAAAAATTGAATTAAATTCCACCAAGTAAGACTAGGTCCTTGTCCAAAGTCAATCCATCCAAATGCGAATATTGCGATAACAGCGTAACCAAACAGTTCGCCTACCCATTCCTTGCGAGTCATTACAATTCCTCCGATTGATCTTCTGCGAAGCGGAACAAGTCTAGTGCTAATGACCTAGCTTCGTCTTTGCTGAGCTGTATGCTTTGGAAGAACTTGTCTGCTGTAGTCAGCGGACCTAAGTTGGCAGCACGAGGTGTAGTGACTTGAACTTTAAGTTCTCCTCCCCAGAAGCGTGTAAGGCTTACATCTTTGGTGTTGCTTTTTAATTCTGTTGACATGGAGCCCTCCTAATGTCTGTTTATATTAATAGTATACGACAGGTTGTACTAGTTGTCAACCATAAATATTATGTTTCTTGGTATACCATTTCTCTACTACAGGAAGACCAAACTCGTCTTCGTCTACACACACTACCACACGAGTCTTCATCACGTGAGCATAACGATATCCTTGATCGCCACACACGCCTGCACCACCAGTCCAAACCTTGTGTGGAAAGTCTTCGTTGATGTTATTGAGCACATCGTTGTTGATGCTCCATTCAAACCAGTTGCCAGTGTCCTTCTCTTGGAATGCACCAACTGGATCCTTTGTGTGAGTGTAGTATGCCATTGGAGCCCTCCGTTGTGTCTAACTATACATATAATATAGCATGAGAATACTCAGTTGTCAACCACTATTTTAAAAGAATTGTAGCAGCAGGATGAGGGCGGTCCTGCTGCTACATGGTTGGAAGCGCAGCGTGAGGGCATTGCATTGCTTCCTATGTGCTGCTAAGGGAGGGCACCTTTAGCAGCGTTTGTACGATGTGCGGAGCTCTATGCTCGACGCATCACCGTATTCTCTGCAAAGGCTTCCCAATCGTCTGGGAATGCCACTGCTAGATCCGCTACCTTGAGCACTGTACGCAATGACAGCTCACGTAGTCGGTTCTTATTAATATCAACGAAGTCTACGATCTCGTCCTTGATCTCTTGATCTAGCTTGTATGCATTGAGCATACCGTCCATCACAACCTGCTTGATACGCAGCATCTTGTCACGGTCTGTGTCAATTGTAAGGTCCATATAGTGGCAACGTGACTCTAGTGCTTCTAGGTGCTCCTTTAGCTTGCCTTTGACTTTGTCAAACTTCATGTTGGTAATAAAGATAGCAGATGCTTTAAACTCAAACGAGTCTGGCACACCTTCGTTGCGCAGCTTGAATGAATCAGTGTTCCAATGGATCATTCTACGACCCTTGCTGTCTAGTGCAGCTTTTAGAATGTTAAGGCTTAGATCGTCTTGGAAGATGCTGTCACAGTCATCAAATACCACAACGTTACCTTTGTCTGCCATGCCATAGAGCTTGCAGTACAATCCAATAGGTGACATAGCACCTTTGATCACTTCATACTTGCGTGTACCTCCTAAGGCTTCTAGAGTCTTGTAGCGGTCTAGTACTTCTTCAACACCATGCGACTTGCCTACACCTGGAGGGCCACTTACGATCATTGCACGTACATCACCCTTCTTGACTGCCTTAGTCATGTCGCCTAGCATGTTAAAACGTTTGCGCAAGCGTTCTACAATTGCAGCATCACTCTCGTCTTCAGGAGCAGCGACGGCTACGGAGTCATCAACTTCAACGAAGTCTTGCTCACTGTCTACATAGACTTTGATATTGCGATCTGGATAACCAGACACTGCACTACCGTCTACTGTTACGTAGCCGCCGCGAACACCTATCTTGAATCCTTGTGATAATGGAAGTACTTTATCTGCCACTTCGATGTTTCTACCCTTAAAGCTAAAATAGCCACTGTTGAATCTAACGTTCATCTTACCCTCATAAGTTGTTTTGTTACGTATACTATACGACATAGTCATTCGCTTGTCAACCCCTTATTGTGATAATTGATAAAAGAAAAGCATCCAACCTAGAACGCCAATGGTTGCTGCTGCTACTACAGGAACGTTCATAGCACGGATAATCATAGTGACTACACCTACCGCAGCAAGTACAGCGACGAACGCAATTAGGATTTCAACTGAACCTTCAAACATTATATCGCCTCCTCTAGTGGTGACACATCTTTGGCTGTTGACCTAATGAAGTCAGCATATTCAACGCTCTCCTTGTCCAACTCTGTCTCCCACTCATCATAGCTGCGGAACGCTACTGGATACTCCTTCTGGGAGATATCATTAGTGCCGAACTTGGCCATTACGAATGCAATCGCATCCTGAACACGCTCTAAGTCGGACACGATGTAATCAGTGCCGCCCTTCATCTTCCAGTATGCATTACCGCTGGAGAACTTACCGTCCTCACAGTGTGCGCCATAGTTTTCTAAATACTGTGTTGAGATAACAAATTTCATAATCTTTAGCCCTTGTCTGTTTGCCCTATACATATAATATAGCATGAGAGCAGCACATTGTCAACCTCTTATTTCAAATACTTTTGGCGATCTCTGCAGGATTCGAACCTGCGACCTAGTGCTTAGAAGGCACTTGCTCTATCCAGCTGAGCTAAGAGACCAGCAGAAGTATTTGGTACTCGCACCCGGATTCGAACCGGGACGCCTTGCGGCAACAGATTTTAAGTCTGTAGTGTCTACCATTCCACCATGCGAGCAGTTCTATCTATGCTCCGTCATCCATTTCAAATGTTTCATAACGTTTGTCAAGTATCTTAGCGACTCCTGCAAACATTTCATATTGACGATCCGCTTCATGTTCAGCTTCTACCAAACGAGCTTGCCACTTCACAAGGATGTCTTCGAACGCTGTGGTATCGCTACCAAAGGTGTCAATGTCCTTAAGGTCTTCTACGATTTCAATTAAGTCGTTCATCCTACCATCCAATATGTTAAGCCTACAACGAGTGTCAAGTTCATTGCGAAGCTGGTTGCATTGATAAGCATTGCAGCGATCCAGCTGCGCTCTTCTACATCGTCTTCAAAATAATCGATTTCCATATTACCCTCTTTGCCCTTATTACTCTACTACTATAGCATGACGAGCGCCGGGTGTCAACCGATATTTGTTTCTTTTTCCGATAGCATAACGAACAAGCTCTTGGCGCTTCTCGTTCATTGTGTTGGTGTCGAATGGCACCTTAACAGTTTCAAGTTCATACGCCAGCTGCGATGCACAGTTGGAGATCACATCTTCTGGATCAACTTCTGCTACATTGCGTAGAAGACCCATTAGCTTCTGAAGTTCTCTTGCATTAAGTTTCATATTCTATCTCCTATTAATCTAAATCACAGTACCAGTTGCCGTCTTTGAAGTCTGCACGTAATCCGCCTAGTGGAAAGTCTGTGTGCTCAAACAGCATGTAAGGACGGTTGTCGTAGTCCATTTTCATTGTTACTACACGCACATCGTCTACTGAGATCCAACGCTTTTCGCTGTCACGGTATGCTGAGTTAAAAATGCAAATGTCTGCCATTTTGTAAGTTCCCTCTTACTGTGTTGCCCTATACATATAATATAGCATAGGGCACACTAGTTGTCAACCTACTTTTTCAATAAATCTACGAATTTGTTTTCCAACAGTTTGGCACATAGCTTCTGCATCTTCTAGTCGACTACAGATAGCAACTATTTCGCCTGAGGCATCCTTTACCTTATACATCCTCTTCCTCCTTAAGGCCTGCACTCACTGTGAACACTGCTCCGCCATCGCTGAAGTCAACATCCATAATCTCCCAATCGCTTCCGCTATACTTCTTGAGCACAGCTTCGATATCGTCTAGTAGAGCATCAAGCATCCTGCAACTCCTCTTCTTCATACTCAGCTAACCGTTCGTCTAGTGCGAACTCCTCTACTAGGTACTTGGGAACGATGTCGGTGATGGTCTTGCTGTCAGCTTCTGAATAGTCGTAGTAGTCATCGCCACCTTCACTATCCCAACAGCCTACGAAGCACATACCGCCTTCTTCATAGAAGAGTTCAATGTAGCACGAGTCCCAGTCTTGTGACAAGGTGTGCATTGCCGCAATAGGTGGAGCCCATGCAGTTTCAAAGAATCCTGTGATAGTAGCAGTGCCATCACCATTGTCGATGAACTCTAGGTTCAGCTCTGGATCCCACTTGGTGCCCCAGTTCTCGTGACACCAGTCATACCAGTTGGGTTCATCACTAGGAGCCACAGTGCCTTCTAGTTCCTTAGGCATAGGTGCGATTGCTTGAAGCAAGCCTTCGCCTGCTTCTACTACAGGTTTCAGTTGGACGAGTGTATCGTAATCGCCAGTGATTGTGATTGTGTTGTTGCACCAGTTAGGCATTACACTACCTCCTGATCAATCATGCGTTGCATACGAGCCTTGGCAGTGCGGATTGAATCCTCCGCATCATGCAAGACTTCTTTGGTATACACTGCAATCTGTGTCCATGTACCGTCTAAGCGCAAGACATAAGCATACTCTTCACCACAGGGTGTGTTGCGCTGGAAGCACTTTTCAAACACTTCATAGGAAGCATAAGCCTTAGGACCTACATCTGTTTCGCCACGGTCACGTCCGTAGTAGACATTCTGTGCGTAATAGTTATCGTCACGGCAGTCAAAGTCTGTCTTGCTACCAATAGTGTCTGCCCAATGCGATGCGTCACCTAACTGAATAGCGGCACCAAGCAAATCTTCGTCTGCCCAGTTGTTGACTAGGTTGAAACCCAAGCCTGCTGGGTAACCGTCCCAGTGATGATATGAAGTTAAGATTGAACCGTCTGCGTTTTCGATTCCGATACGAGCTCTAGTTGCCATTGTGGATGCCCTCCGTTTAGCGTTTCTATACAATTAATATAACACAGCCTTGCGGCTGTGTCAACCTCTTTTTTACATGCTCCAATAAGATTCTCTGCTGGGCGACATGTAACCTGGAGTGTTCACAGTCTCAGTGATTGGGTTTTCCTTAGCCTCATCAAAGATGCTGTACACTGTACGCTTCTTCTCAATAGTGTCGTGGAAGTAGTTGGCCCTTGCGATGCCATAACGGAAGTGAGGATTGTTGTTTGCACTGTCGCCGTTGATACCTTCTTCACGCCACCACTGATGGCTCCACTTGGTTAATGCTGCTCTAGCACTAGCCATAGTCTTATAGCTCTTGCGGTGATCCGGACGAACTTTGCCGTTTTTGTATCCCATAATATAAGTACTTGATTTTTCGTAAATGTAAAACATTGATTGCCCTCTATGTTTGTTTATACTAACACTATAGCACAAGTGCGCTATAGTGTCAAGTCTTTTTTTTGCTATACTAGCAAGTCGTCTGCTTGTGCAGTCAAGCCACTTGTTTCAAGTGCAGCTTCTAGCAGCTCATGTGCAGCGGAATCTGTAGCAAAGCCTTCTTCACTAGCAAAGTCCATGTCGCTGCTAAACATAATTCTGTCTGTTGCACGAACGTCTGCACGTAGCAGCAGCTCAACAAGTGCGTCTACACTGTCAGCAGCGCCAACAACAGCGTCTTCTACTGTTAGCTGCACTTGTGCGTCAACAGCGTTAAAAAATACAAATTTGTCATTTTGTGTATAGTGTAGCATAATATTTCCCTCTATGCTTGTTAACTTATACATATAATATAGCACATGTATACAACGTTGTCAACCAAAAAAATAAAATAAATTTATTTTATAACCTATTGATTTTATTAGATTCTTTCTGGTTGCAAACCTCTAGGAGTCATGTTATATTATATGTGAGGCCGGGAAAGAATGTACCGTACGGGAGGGCACGGAGCTCTGAACCTATGGTTTAACGTTAAACTATCTCCTGGTCTCAAAATGGTTTAATACTAAACCTTCTCGCCAAAATGGTTTAATGTTAAACTACCTGCCTCGAGATAGTTTAATACTAAACTAGTTAGAAAATATAGTTTAATATTAAACCATTCTCTCGCGGGGTCTCTAAGCTGCACACACTCCTAGCGGCGCCCCTCACATTATCCAATGATCTCAATGACTTACAGTGTAGTATTTCTCTAATGGCCTCAAACACTTACACACAGCACATGGCCCCTCGGAACAACACTAGCTAACCTATTGATTTAAAAGAGGATTTGATTTTGTCAACAAAAACAAAGACTTAGCAGACGAAGTTGCTATAGTATATAGTATAGTATACTAAGAGGTTGAAGTATATACTATAAGTGTGTATAGTATAGTAGTAGACTATAGTGGAGGAAAAAGGATAATAAAATCAACTGCTTATACTATACACTTAGTGCTGAGCCTTTGTCAAGCAAGTCAAGTTCTCAAAAGTGAATATTCGCTTAAAGATCAATAGCTTACATCGTCAAGTTAACCTTCATACGGTGCTTATCGACACGTCATACGGTGGCTATCGACGTGTCATACGGTGGTTAACGACAAGTCATACGGGGTCGTATGACACGGTCACAGTGATATTCTCTAAGTTTTTCAACGATTTACTAGAGTATTTTAAACCATTGACCAAGGTAGAAGGAGGCATAGTTCAAATACTTTTGCCAATAAATCCACGAGTGTACACTGTGACTCTAACCTACTACTATAGTCTCTCTCAACTATACTCGATGCGTATACACTACAGTTCAAACTCTATACTATACTATACACACAGTGTGAGAACTCTACTCGACTATCTTCTTGACTATTGTTCTCGACTATACTATAGTCTATACTAGGATAAATATGTTTGTCGTTGGCTGTTGGAGAGTAGAGAATTGGTGAAATAAAATTGTCCAAGTCCATCACAATAGTCAACGGCACTCTTCACAAATATCTTAGATGCTAACAGCGGGGCCTTTTATACTAATATGTGCTTCACTAACAGCGGGGCCTATACGTATAGTATATTAAATAGTATATGCAGTTTGAAACACCAGAACCTCGTGGACACATCATACACCACAAAGATAGAAGTTTACGACTAGGTGTACCTGTGACTATAGTAGTGGATAAGCCTAAGTTTAGCACCAACCACAATATACTATCTCCTAGACTATTGTGTAGGGCAATGTTGGACTTGGAACCTAGTACGGATACTATCAGTGTGTGGATAAACTCAGACTTTAGTGAAGCTGTATACGAACTCTATACTAAAACCTGTACCACTATGGGCGCAGACTATATAGGTTATACAGGAGATACACCAAAATTTTTGCGCGAAACCACTTGGTGGCCTGTTGCTAGATCGGACACTTCACGTACTGTGATTGGATCGAGTAGTTGGGTATGGCCTTCACGTAGTGTAGAAACTTGTGTAGCTTGGTTGATTGATCCTAGTGTAGATCCTATAAGTGGATTGACTATAGCTCCTCAGTGGCGGAGAAGGGATAGTGCGAGCATACTAGAAAGACTTAGGGCTTGGGCGGAGTTGGATTCGACTCGTGTGCTAGGAGAGAACCGTCGCGAAGTTTTTGAAGTCGTGCGTCTTTGCCAGAGGGTACTTGGTTTGCCCACTCACGAATTTGAGTATCGTCTGGAGCGGCTCTCAAGAGAAGATCAACTATAGCACCGTTGGTGTTTACTCCAGTGTTGTGCAGTAAGAATGTGGCTTCTTTGAGTGCAGCCAGTAGTTCAGGAGCGGCTGCTATACAGTGTGCATTGGCCAGTCTTTGTTCTACAGGAATTGCTCTATTGTCTTTGACCACAGCAATAGTTCTGTCCAGTGGATCTACTATGGTTAGTCTGTGTTGATTTTGTATACGCCAAGGACCTTCTGAGAGTTCTAGCTGTTTGGTGTAGATGTTGCTCATAACACTATTTATCGTTAACTACGCATATAAATATGTGTATGCACACCTACTTCATCAAGTACCAAGAACTCTATTCAAACAGTGCCAAACTTTGGTACAGCACCGACTGTGAAGAGCTGCATGTGTTTGGCTGGCAAGAGAACTGCAACAACTGGATGGAGTGGAGCAAGGGATTTTATCCAAGTGTTGCTAGAGATGCTAGACAGCTTTGGCAAGATGGAAGGCTGAAGATACACAGTTGTTATAGTCCAATACCTCAAGTGCAGATTTGGCAGGGATTTGATAAAATGTTGGCCTATACCAGTAAAACTGTACCTGAGGCAACACCTACACATCACTATGTGTGTATGAATCTTACTATGCGTCCACACAGAGCATATCTAATACAAGCATTGGCAAGCAACGGAGCGTTTGAGTGTGGCAGGATCAGTTGGGGAGATAGAGAACCTCCAATGGATCCAGGTATTCTAAATCAACTACAGCGAAAAACACACAAACAGTATCGTACCGAAAAGCCCTGGATAGAACTAGATCAAGTTGAACAGTGGCAGTTGCCTGCAGTATGGGACATGCCTTCACCGCCTGTGAGAGTGTGGGCAGACACTGCTTTTAATCTAGTAACAGAAACACATCACAACAAAGAAGGCAGCATAGTAACAGAAAAGATATGGCAGCCCATGTGGCATGCTAGACCTGTGCTGTGCAACGGACCTGTAGGAGTGCATCAACATCTTATAGACAACGGATATCGTCTTATGGAGGACATAGACTACAGCTTTGACAGTATCCGTGATGAACGAGCCAGAGTAGAAAGACTAGCACAACAGGTAGCCGAACTCTGCAAACGATTTACACCCGAGGAGCTAGTACTACGCAACAGAGAAGTTGCACTACACAATCAACGTAGAATACAAGAACAAGTACTAGAAGAAGGAATGCCTTGGGTTGTGACAGCACCTGGACACTGTTCGCCTGGAGCAGCAGGCATGCGAGAACATCTTATAGGAGTTTGGTATGCAATTCGCAACAGTCGCCGCTAGAGAAGATCTAGCAACCAATCCACATTTGTTGCACTCAAGTCAAGCACTTGTATACTTTGATGTAGGTGAAGAAGCAACTACTCCACAAGACCTTGTGAGATATGAACTGGCAGTGGGTAAAGATCGTCATAGGCCACGATTCTTGCTTGATCAGTTGCGCAACAAAATACGCAGCAGAACATTTGAATACTGGCACAACAGCTCAAATCCTAGTATGTCCTCTGAAGAGTTTTACAGACACAGTTGGAGTGCATACGACTGGTATATAGGATATCAAACTCCTCATCCGTTGAGCGAGCCTAAAATACACTATCACAGTCAGAATAGAATAGCAAAGCCACATAGAACACAGTTGGTAAAAGCATTGTGGAGCATGGACAGGTTTGCTCACGGCACTGTTAGCTACACACAGGATAGAACAGCAGAATGGAAAGACTATGCGGATCCTCAACCACCAGGCGGAGATACTTGGCAAGAGAATGTACTAGGATGGCTACCCAGTGCAGACTTGGACATGGATCTAGTACCAGAGATGTGCAACAACCCGCCGCCGCCACTAGACTATTGGGCAAACGCAGCCTTTAACATAACCACAGAAACTATTATAAAGTATGCTAACCTAACAGAAAAGACCTGGAGTAATACTATTTGGGCTAGGCCGTGGATAGGTGTTGGAGGCGCAGGACTGCATGAATTGTATAGTTCACAGGGCTATGAACTATTGCCGCATATAGACTATGCATTTGATGCACTGCCATTTACAATGGATAGAGTACGTGGTGTTGTAGATAATGTTAAAAACCTGCTTGACAATGACCCTGTAGAAGTGTACAATAGTTTTAAACCCACAGTAGAAAGAAACAGACTAGAATTACTCAAAAAGATAGCACTAACTCCGCTACCTGATCTACTGCACAAAGATGGATATCAATGGATGCCAGCAGCAGAACTTATGAGACAAACAGTTTTTAAAGCACGTGGGCAAGCACAACAGCTTTTGGAAGACTACCCAAATATAGGCTGGTAAATATTATTCAATAAGGAGTTTCCAATGAGTAATCTTACAAAACTTACAGTTGACTTAGAAGTAGGTCAAACCATATTAGTCGGTAAAAACAGAGAACCGGCACAAATTACAAAGATAGAATATTTTGAAAGAACAGGTGAGATTAGTTTAGGAACTACCAAAGGAAAACGAAAAGCCTTGACCTTTAGTATACCTACCAAAGAAATATAAATACAGTATGAAGATTGAACACCTATTAGAAGACGAAGAACTTGCTGAATGGAAAGCCAGCAAAGAACTATGCAAAAGCTCAAAACCTGATAGTGCTATTGGTGCTAGTGCGTTGAGCAGTTGCAAGAGTCAAGGTTTGCGTGGTCGAGATAGTAAAGTAAAAGCACGTTACGGCGGCAGTAAGAAACGCAGGAAAATCAAAGGCAAGGTTAAAGGTGCAGCACACGGCGGTCCATTACCAGACTATTCATAGGAGTCTACATTGAAACGCACAGGAAAGTTCCTAGTATCATCACCTACTCTCAAAGGATTCTTTAACAACACAGTAGTTTTTATATTTGAAGAAACACCTGCAGGTGCAACAGGTCTAGTGATCAATCGAATGAGTGGAAAGTATCTTAGCGATTTACTTCAACAACACGGCATCAACTATCCAAACAACATTGATCCAATACACATAGGTGGACCTGTAAATCCTATGAGTATAATGATGATGCACACAGAAGACTTTGTCAGTTCTAATACACTGTTTCTTGACAAGGGTGTAAATATCTCTAGTGATGATTTGATGTTTGAAAAACTTGTAAGTCAACAACGTCCAGATGCCTTTAAAATTTGTGCAGGATTAACACAATGGTCACCTGGGCAGCTTGAGAAAGAAATTAAAGTAGACAAAGCATGGCTAGTAACTGACCTGCCTCCTAGACTAATATGGGATACAAAAGCAGGTAGTGTATGGCAAGCATCAATGGATCACATTAGCAAGTCAATGTTTGATCAGTATATATGAAATCAGCAACTAATATTGGTGTAATGGACACAGTAGATTGGCAGGAGTTCTGTTCAAGCCTGCTTGAACAAGTGCCTGCTACAATTGCTCCGCACACAGGACTAGGGTATGTAGACGGCGAGCTAGAAACAGTAACCAAGCCCGAAGATCTAGAAGCTACTCTATCAACTTGGGACGCAGCTGGCTATAAAAAAGTAAGCGAAGGTGGTAGTGCAGAATGGTATATGTTCTATCCAGGAATAAACTTTGATCAAAGTGTGCAGGAACGTCTTATGGATTTTATGGGCGTACAAGATGCTAACGCCTGTTGGGTAAGTATGATCAAGCCAGGCTTCTGTTGTCCGTGGCATATAGATCAGCATGAGCTTCGCAGCTTTGGTTTAGGACGCTATCATGTCCACATCAACCCCCCAGAGATGGGTCACGTCTTTATGATAGAAGATGATTACTATATCAATCAACCAGTTGGTACAGTATACAAATGGCGTGACCCATTCATTTGGCATGCAGGCTTCAATGGCGGACGCACACCAAAACTATTACTTAATTTTGTATAAAAAGGTTGACAATACCTAAATAGTATAGTAGTCTTAATAAATACTACATAAAGGATAGAAAGATGCTAAGATTAATCGCCTTGGCATTTATATTGTGCCTAACCGCTCCAATTGTAAGTGCCCAAGACCAACAAGCCAAAACATTTTATACAAAACAACCTTGCGCTCCGTTTGCAGAGATGTTGAAGACACCTGCCAAGTACGGAGAGTCGATGCTGTTCACAGGTACCGGACTACAATTTGGTATGCAAGGCAACCAACCGTTTACAGGAGGTATGTTCTTCTTTACAAATCAAGACACAGGCACTTGGACAATGTTACAAGTATACGGCGATGGCTATGCTTGTATGGTAGCAAACGGTAGAGACTTTGCACCTTATGTAGGCGGGCAACCAGACTTTAAAAATACAGAGAAGGACGGATTGTAATGTGGGCATTGGTTTTTATATACTTTTATGATACAACTCCTTATATTGAAGCAGTGACAGTACATACTAGTATGGTAGAATGTTTCCATGCACGTGAAGCACTTAGTGACGAAGTAGGTAAAGGCGCCGGTTATTTCAAAGCAGGACAGCAAGCACTCTGTATTAACCTCAACGAAGATACCAGTACATAAATATCTTTATGAGCGACACCTTAGTTATTAATGCAGACGGACAGCCTGTAAGTTATCTACCACTTAGTGCAGTACAATGGCGAGAAGCTATTCTTTACATGTATCACGACAAGTGTACAGTATTAGATTGGTACGACGATTGGATCGTACGGAGCCCCCGGTGGGAAACGAGAGTGCCGGCGGTTATAATGCTAAAAGATTTCCTCCGGCGCACCAGGAACCCTAGATTTAGCAAAAACAACCTTTACTTACGTGACCAATACACTTGCCAATATTGTAACAACCCATTTCCCAAAGCTCAACTAACTGTAGACCATGTACTTCCTATCAGTCATGGTGGTAAAACAAGTTGGACTAATTGTGTTTGTGCATGTGGTCCTTGTAATAGTAGAAAGAGCAATAAGCTAAACATTAGTCCTATCAACAAGCCTTACAAGCCAGGATACTACGAACTTGCTAGGAAACGAAAGTTAATGGATATTCAAGTAAAACATCCAAGTTGGGAACAGTGGCTTGTTTAGATACGTCTAACAACTATTACTCCGTAGCGATCCATTGCTACTTCTTCACAGTCTATTCTTTTAATTACAGTTTCAACTAAACTAATCATAGCAGGACTGTTACCGCAAATAATTGTAAGCGGTAACAGCTTTTGATTCATTAGTATAAAGTTTTCTACCTTGTAGTCAACTTCGTAGTGCCTAACTCCGTGTAGGTCTAATTTATTTGAACCAAGCAACCTTTTCGCCTGCTTTGACTCTGCGTTCCTGTTCTGCAACAGTACCTGGGTAGCGCCATGCCCATATAGCAACTAGTGCCATAAATCCTCCGCTCCACGCAACAGCTTTAATATTCTCTGTTGTAAACCAAAGGAATGCAAGAGAACTTGCCATTACTATTACCATTAGGTATTTGCCTTTGGTCGGAAACACTTTCTTTTGTACCCAATTAGTTAGGAACGGTCCAAAGTATTTGTGATTGTATAACCAGTCATGCATCCGCTGACTACTTTTACTAAAGCAGTATGCAGCCATTACTAGGAAAATACTAAATGGTATTCCAGGTACTACTACACCTACATAAGCCATACCCAAGCAAAAGAAGCCTGCGATTAGCCATAACGTTTTACGTATATTCATCTATAACCTTTCTTACTGCCATTACACAGTCACTTATCATAGCATCAGTGTGCAATGGTGTAGGAGCAAAACGTAACCTTTCCTCGCCTACTGGTACTGTTGGATAGTTAATAGGCTGTACATACAGTCCATAGTCATCCAGCAATACATCACTGATACGTTTACATTTAACAGCATCTCTAATCATCACAGGCACAATGTGGGTAGTGGTTGTCTTTGCTACTTCGATGCCTTTTGCTTCAAAGCCACACTTCAAACGCTGTGCTTGCCGTTGATGCTGTTCTCTTAACTCAGGATGATCCTGTAACCATTTAATACTTGCTAAAGCACCTGCACATAGAACAGGCGATAAAGAAGTAGTGAATATAAAGCCTGATGCGATCAAGCGTATTGCATCAATAACACTTGCTTCACCTGCTATATATCCACCAGTAACACCTATGGCTTTACCTAGTGTGCCATTTACAATGTCAACACGATCTTGAACACCTAGTTTTTCTAACTGCCCTGCTCCACGCTTACCATACAAACCTACTGCATGAACTTCATCGATATATGTGATGGCATTGTATTTTTCTGCTAAGTCACAAATTGCTTCAATTGGAGATACATCGCCGTCCATGCTATACACAGACTCAAACACTATGCAAGGGGTGTGTCCGGAGGCTCGTGCCTGCTCCAATTGTTGCTCTAATTGCTTCATATCGTTGTGCTGCCATATAGATTTGTCAGCACCACTATGTCGGATACCCTGTATGAGGCTTGCGTGATTTTTACTATCACTCAAAAACATAATGTTGGGAACGATCTTGTTTAGCGCAATTAGACTCCATTCATTTGCAACATAAGCACTAGAAAAGAGTAGAGCACTTTTTTTACTATGTAACACTGCAAGCTCTGCTTCTAGAGCAACATGATAATGACTTGTGCCACTTATATTCCGAGTGCCGCCTGAGCCTGCTCCGGTCTGTTCTAATGCAGTATGCATAGCATCAATCACTACCTTATGTTGTCCCATACCGAGGTAATCATTACTACACCAATTGACGATTTCTTTAATTGCGTACTTTCCATACCAAATATTTTTAGGAAATTTTCCACGTTCACGTAGTATATCGTTGAACACACGATAGTTCCCGTCAGCTTTAAATTTTTCTATGATATCCTCGAAAGGTGTTAAATTAATCATTATATACTCACTTTATGGTAAAATTATTTATCAAATCCAAAGTTAAGTGATGTTATAACTGTTTAGTTGGGTTATAATACCGGGTCTCGGTATATTTAAATAACAGACGGACTTTATGTTCGTATAACAAGAAGGAGGTATTTCTTATGGAGATGCTTAATAAAGTAAAAGCGTGGGCAGGCGCACTAGCAGAAGTTGGTGTTAGTCTGGCAGCTTTAGTGATCATAGCTGAAGTTTTAGGGCTAGGCAATATGCCGTTTATGCCACAGGGTCTATCAGTAGTTGATAACGTATCAGGAATGATTGCGAGCTTAGGTTCGCAGGGCGTTATGGGCTTGATCGCAGTATGGGTACTATGGGCCATTTGGAACCGTAAGTAAACTTACTACTTGGCAGGGGGTTGATCATCCTCTGCCATTTTTTTGTTATGTCTTTCAAATGTCTCTCTATCAACATACTGAAACACAAGTCCGTGTGAACTATAACAATAGATTCCCTGATTTTGTAATTCTGTTTGTGTACTATTGTATTCTTTGAAAAACTTTATTATTGATTTTATCATAACAGTACTTAGTTAAAGTCAAGATTAACCCCTAGCTAAATTAATAACTAGGGGCTGCTTGTCTAATGTACTTGTAAGGACTATGTCCATTTAATCTTTATTTTTTAGTTCCACTCACAAACGCATAAAACTTATCAGCTGCTTCTAATACTGCATCTGCGCCAGGTACTTCTGGCATTGTAACTGTTGTTACAACTTCACCAGTATCTGTATCACGTTTTACGGTTTGTTCCCATCCTGCAAACTTTGCATGATAGTCATTCCATACATTACCTTGTGCCATCTCTAGCACCTTTGTACGGATTTCATAGCCATTCTTGTTGGCTTTTACTTGTGGCATTGCTGTCTTCATCATGTCAGCAAATGTTTCAAATTGCTTTGTCAGTTGTTCATTCATTTTGTTACTCCTGTGTGTGTGAATGTGTAGTGTTATTAATATAACGTATTATTTAGTATTTGTCAAGAACAAAGGCAACTATTTGCCGCCCTTTTTCTTTTCGCCCTTGGGCTTTACGTATGTATGATCCGGATCTATCATTAGTAACTCGGATACATTTTACTTTTGAACTCAGAGATCTCATCAGCTTTTTTATACATGCCTCTGTTTCTTAGTTCTCTAATTGCCATGCAGTATGAACGATATTCCATTGCTTTCATAAATCTCTTAAACATATTATTTGTCCTCCAACATCAAACGTTTTGCTTCTTCGTAAAAGCCTTGACGATGTAGTTCAGCGGCTGCTCTTGCTCTGCCTGCTGATTCACCAAAAGCCCATACGCCCATTGCAAATGCTACTGCATACTTGCCAAGTGTTTTGATAAACTTTGGTGTTTCTACTGGTGTGTTACCTACCACTTCCATTGATTCTTGCATTATACCCAACCTCTCAAGTTGCGGTTTGCTTCTACAGCTTCGCCACGTAATGCTTTTGGGTATGATTGATTTGCAATAAATTTAATATCGCCACGAGCAATACCAATATCATTAAGTTCGTGGTTTGATAGTTCTGAAAGTGCTCTGTATGTTTGTTTGATGTTTCTGCGTCTGCGTAGTTCGGCACCTAAGTTTTTGAAAAAGTTAGCGATGCCGTTTAGTCCAACTATTTCGAATGTGTTTGCTACCAATGTAGTCATTTTTCCGTTTCCTTCGTATATATATGTGTGTGATCCGAGTCTAACAACCGTTAGTTTTACTCCTTCTACAACTATATTTAACATGAAAAACCGGTGAGAACAACTGTTGTATGCGCAAAGACGATATGCGTACAGCGCAACTGTGCAGATCTGCGCACCCAAAAGAATAGGGCAACTGTTAAAAAAAGAGGTTGACCTTTACTGTTTCTTTTGTTATGTTAGTATTGTTAAGTTAGAAAACTTAACACAGATAGGCTTGTAAGCCTTTCTGTTCACTAGTTGGATATTTGTTAAAGTATCCTGCTTTTTGTTGTTTGGCAAAAGGAGAACATTATGGAACAACACACACAGGCAATCAAGATGCCTAAAAAACTTGAACAATATATTGGTGCTATTCGTGGAGATATGGCTCCAGGCGAGCGTATTCCAGTTGATACAGAAATGGATGCGGCACAAAGAGATTTACAAATACCTAATATCTGGCGTTATGCTGAAAAGTCAAAAGGTGTAGATTGGAACCTTTTTGGATATGCCACAGCAGTTAGATATAAAGATGGCACATTAAAACTTATAAACGGTCAACATCGTATTGAACTAGTTAAATATTTCGCTCCAGAAATCACAGAAGTGCCTGCTCATATCATTGATACAAACGATTCGAGATATGCGGCCCAACTATTTGCTAAAATGAATGGCACAGCGTCTCGAAGTCTTTCATCAGAACAACTGTTTTGGGCCGAAGTTATTGGCGAAGAAGCGGATGCTCTTTTCTATAAAAGTGTATTAGAACGCTCTAACTTAAAATGCGGTAAAGTTAATGAAGGCAATGGTCGTAAAAAAGTTAAGTTTGCTAACTTTGTAAAAGCAGTTAAAATGGGTGTTGATGAAACTATCCGTGCAGCCGAACTAATAGATTATGCCTATCCAAAGTATGGTATGAATGATACACTACTGTCCGGAATGGCAAGACTGTTTAGCCACAGCAGTTATGAAGAACTAATGGATCCTGAAACAAAGATTTACAAAGAGTTCGAAGACTGGTTTGTAAATATTTTGCCTATGGTTATGACGATACAAGATTTATCATTTAGAGAGTATCGTAATACACATCAATGGCACGACGGCGTTGCTTATGGCTTATATCAAAAGTTTGCTCATTATCAACGAATGAAAGGTCGTCATTGTATGCCTGTAGATGCTATTAAGTTGAACTACGAGAAAGGTATTAAAGTTGATGAATATGCCTGATGAATAAAAAAAGAGCCCTACGGGGCTCTTTTTCCTTATACTATGTTACGTCTGTCGAGAGTGTCTCCACGTAGCATACAGTCTAAGACGTATGCCTGATCACCTTTGCTAAATTCTGTCTTAACATAAGTTTCAAGGTTATGATTGATGTGTATCAATCCTGTTTTTCTTCTTGGTAGTCTGACCGCAGTCATTACACTACCAAGCATGTTTGCTATAGTTGTCATTGTTTTCTCCAATATGTAATGCTGTTTTGTAAGGCGAACGCCACGTGTCTTTTCACGTTTGTCAGGTCGAAGGTGTGAATAACTTCTCTTTTCTGGCCGTTCTATTTATGATCAGGTTGACAAATGCTAATTAAAAGTGTAACGTACAGTTACTTGTGAGCGACGGGGTAAAGCCGTCAAGCAAAGGAGAAACTAATGGACGCACTCACCTTATGGAGCCTAATTGGCTTCCTGCTTGCTGCCTATGCAGTGATAGCAAACGATTCAGTACAAACGCTCGGTACTTGGATGGCATCAAACAATGAGCGATTCAGTTATAAAATACTATGGGGAGCCGCAAGTGCAGTGTTACTTGCAACGCTATGGTATGGCTGGAGTGTAAATGGTGGAGACATCAGTTACGGAAGACTAAACAAGATACCCTGGCAAGAAGTGCAATGGTATCACGCAGCCGCACCTGCTATTCTTGTAGCACTTACAAGGATGGGCGTACCAGTTAGCACAAGTTTCTTGGTGCTGTCAGTGTTCGCAAGTACCTTTGTGCTTGAGAAGATGCTTATGAAATCAATCATGGGATATGGTGTTGCAGCCGCATTTGCATATGTGATTTGGTTTGCAATACACAAGTACTTCGGTAGATGGTATGATGAAACTGAAAAGGTTGCTGAAAAGAACAAGAAGTTTTGGCGTGTAGCACAATGGGTAGCAACAGGAGGCTTGTGGTGGACTTGGTTGTCACATGACATGGCCAACATTGCAGTGTTCCTTCCACGTGAAGTTCCGCTGGACTTAATGTTCCTAGTCAGTGCAGTATTTGTTGTAGGCTTGTTCTTTATGTTTAGAGAACGTGGCGGTAAGATACAACAGATTGTATTGGAGAAACACAACACAAGATACGTGCGTAGTGCAACGTTGATTGACTTGTTCTACTGGCTATGCTTATACTTCTTTAAAGAACTAAACGA